GTCAGAGTGTGGCTAGTGGGTTACTTAACCCATATTATTATTAACTTATACTAAGGAGTATAGATCATGGCTACTAAAGACAAAACTGTTGAGGTCAAAGGCGTAACGATCATTGCCGATAAAGTATTTGACGCCACGTTGAAAAGGATCAGCAAGAACGCAGAGGATTTGTCGCAAGACTTGCATATTGCTGGTCTCTATTGCATCAATCAAGCCAATCAATTCAACAATGCTGATAAAGCGCAACGTTTAATTGAGGCGATTGGTAACAAACAAGATATTCGCCGTGTAGCAAGATGGATGCAAACGTTTGGCAAAATCGGCGTGAAGAATAATCTTCTTGTCTTTAAGAAGAGGAAAGACATTACGCCAGCCAACGCGGATGGATGGTTGAAAAAGGCAGATGCTACTCCCTATTGGGAATTGACACCACAGCCTAAGTTAGAAGTAACATTTGACTATCTGGCAATGCTGAATTCCATTCTGAATAGGGCAGCTAACAAGCCCAAATTGGAAGAGGAAGGGAAGACGGTTCATGAAAAAAATGTAGCGGTATTGGAGGAAATCAAGGGAATTATTCTTGCCCACACTCCAAAAGAGGATCAAGACGAGATAAAGGAAAAAGCCGCGAACATTGCAAATCGCACCAAGTCTTTCACTGAACCGGCGGCAATGCGTCAATAATCCGGTAAGAGTCAATACAATAGGGATTCGTAAGAGTCCCTATTAATATGGATTCTTTAACTAGTAATAAGGAGTTTACTCTATGCTTGAAATTATTCTTATTGGTTTTTCTGGTTTTATACTGGTAGTTATATTCATTATGTTAGTGGATATATTATCCAAGTAAGAGTTTTTTAATAGAGGAGTACAGGATGGTTATAAAGGTCGGTCAGACGTGGAAGCATAAGACGCTCAACAGATATATTGAAATTGTGGACGGGGGAAATCTCTTTTACTTTGATGGAAAAGTAGAGAATAAATTCCTTATAAAATATAATGGTATGTTGCATACTGTTAAATATAATCTAATCGAAAACAATTTCCTCTTATTTCAAGAAATGAAAATATCTGCGGGTGTTAAAAAGCATGGGGATACATGGGCAGCAGCAGTGTATCCAACCTTAAACTTATTCTTTCAACATATTGAAACCGCACAGCGAGATTATGAAATTATGATTAATCATGGTAAGTGGAAGAAATGGCTGAAGGAAAAAAATTATAGGAGATAATCATGGCAACAATGGCAGCTAAGGGCCAAATATGGAAATCTTCTCATGGTGTTCCATATGAGGTAAAGATATTGGATGTAAACGACGAACATCAAACCATAAAAATTCAATACATCCTTGAAAAAAGGAATCCATGCCTGACAATTTATCTTGATGTTTTTTATGGTTTTTTTGAATATGTAAAAGACGAAGACAAACCCACTGACGAGCCTCAATAAGAGGCGAAACGGCATAACTTGGCGGGTTATGCTGTATGGGTTATTTTATTTAATATTTATTCGGAGCGAATAAAAATGTGTAAAAAAGTATTTGTGCAACATGAGCCACGTTATGACAGAAATAATGACGTTATTGGAGTCTACAAACGTAGACATGGGCACGTCATACAGGATGTAACACAAGAATATATTCATCGTGATTCTTTCGGACGCCATGTAATCCGCACATCTTCTGGTGATACATGGTCGGTCATGCCCGTGCACAATGATAAATACCAGTTTGTAACTGTTTAATAATCTGAACAGGGACAAATTTCAATGGCACCTCAAGACAAAAAGAATACCGATTCAGTATTGGAAACAATTTCTATACTTGTACATTCGTCTACATTGACGAATCAGTACAAACTAAAAAGAATAAAAGAAATTGTTGGAACAACAAAGGTAAGAGTCTTTAACAAACAAGAAAAAGTATCTTAACAAAGGGAGTTGTAAATGTTTCACGCATTTGTTTTCCATCAAGACCCCACTAGCAAAAAATATGTGGCACGGAGAACTGGCGCGTCAACACAAGACCTTTCAACTGCAATTAGAATGGTCGAACGTGCCAAGAAAGAGGGATATGTTATTCTCTTAGGCCGAAAGAGACCTGTATGGAATAATGTAGAAAGAACAACCAAGCAACAATCAGCATTAAGTAATAGATAACTCTAACTGTTAGTAATATAGAGTTATCAACAAGCATATTAGAAATAGTATGCTTGCTGGCTAATTTTGGCCTATTACTAATAAGGTTTTAAAATGAAAGTGTTACAAGTCAAGGGAACAAATCTCATTGATGTTTTTATTGGAGAGGGTTGGTACGGGCACAGCCGTTACCGGAAAGTGGTAAGCAAGGTAACAAAGAAGATCATCTATGTTTATGTTAGTGGTACAAAACTAAACATGTTTCAATTGAAAGAACTGTACACGAAGGTTAAGAAATGAGAGTAGATTTACCTTTGCCCCCTAAGCCTACCCATTTTATGATTGGAAAGGTTTATCGGCACCGTGTTTCACATAGAGTTTATCTTCGTACAAATGATGGTAGTCTCGTTGACCTTGAGACAGGGTATATATTCATTTGTTCTACATCAGATCACAATATGGATAATTATGAAGATGTAACAGATCAAGTAGTATTGACCAATTCAAAATAAGGATAACATGAAACACAATCCATATGAGTTTTATGACTCATCATGTACTGATCGCGGATTTGATGATTATCTCCTATTAGGCGGTGGTACGGATATAAATCCTGCCATCTATGGAGAGAAAGATCATGGATATTGCCAACACCCGCACAAGACCCGCGACACAGTCAATATAAAAATGATTAATAAATACGTAGAGATGGGGAAACCTATCTTTGGTATTTGTCGTGGGTTTCAACTGCTTGATGCTGTTTTTGGCGGTAAGTTGATTCAGCATACAGTCGGTCATACGTCATATGCAAAGGTGTATGTAATTAATGATGAATCTGAACCAATTCCATTTGGTCATCCAGAAGTATTTATGTCATATGATAATTGTCGTAGTTGCCATCATCAAATGGTGGACTTAGATCATACCAACGGGAAGTTACTTGGTTGGTCTAAATATGAGGTTTTGTGCTCATTACCGGATGGTGGGGTTGAAGGGAGAAATATTGTCCCTCAAATACTTTATTGGCCTGACAAGAAAGCCCTTGCCGTCCAGTTTCATCCTGAGTGGCATAAAAAAGATCACCCCATGAATGAACATCTTCGTGGCCTCCTTAAAAACCTTCTTGGATTGGAGAATGTTCTATGAAAGTTAAGATAGTAGATAAACCAAAAAACTCTCATGTTAACCCCACATTACTAATGGGACATGTTTATCAAAATCTCGATAGCAAAGAATTTTATTTTTCGGGATGTACCTCACATGGTTTGGTTAAGCATATCGTTTTGTTTCAAATATCCAGCGGCACAAGATGGAACGATGAGGGTGGATTTGGGAACGGTAGGTTCAAAGATGTAACTAGCGATGCAACTTTTGTGGTGGAAGTGTAAAAACATGGCACAAATGATTTCAATTGGTACAGATGCAGAAATATTTGCAGTAAATAATATTGGCCGTGCCATCGCCCTTTGTGGAAAGATTGGTGGCACTAAAGAACAACCCTTGCAAATCAAGGGACTTCCTCAAGGTTTCTGTGTACAGGAAGATAATGTCTCTGTTGAATTCAATATTCCTCCAGCGGGGAGTCTAATTGACTGGAATAGATACATCAGGGATGCATTAAGGGAAGTAAGTGTCATGTTGCATAGCATGAGGCTTTATTTCTCAAAGGATGCTGCTATTTCCTTTGGAAAGGATCAGCTTCTACATCCCAATGCATTAGTCTTTGGCTGTGAGCCTGATTACAATGCATGGACAAAGATGGAAAATGAAAAGCCTCAATGTGATGATCCCACATTACGCACAGCCGGTGGTCATATTCATGTGGGTACACGGGGTAACATGATTCAATGCGTGAACATGATGGATTTTTATCTTGGAGTTCCGTCGGTCATCCTCGATAACTCTCCCACAAGTGTCCGCCGTCGTAAACTGTACGGTAAAGCAGGGGCCATGAGGCCAAAACCTTATGGCTTTGAGTATAGGGTTCTCAGTAATTTCTGGATTTTTACTGAAGAGTTGCGTAAGTGGGTTTATGACAATACAGCCCTTGCAATTGGGAGTGAGGAGGCCAAACTCTCTGCTACGTTGGCCGCAAAGATACAGCAATGTATTAATGAGGGCGATGTTAATTTAGCTAAGGATATTGTAGCTAAAAATCATATCCCAATGCCAAATGATGTAGCGAAAAAGCTGGCTGCCCCCAGTTGGGAAAAACATGCAGCTAAGGTAATGTCAACTGGTGCTGGATTCAATATTGATCCTATGGACTTGCAAGCATTTCTTACTGGAATAGGTAATCATGACACAAACGGTGCTTGATTCATTAGCAGAAACCCTTCATTTAAATCACCCTGCCTTAAGTACTCAATTTAAATTAGGTGAATGTCGTCACAAGTTGGAAGGAACATTCATCTTCTTTGACAAAGAACTTATTCAGGTTGTAACCTTGAATAATAATGGGCTTGAGTTTACAAAAGAAGGGGACAATTCATCTGGTTTCATAGGATTGGGTATTAGGCTTCCACAAGGAAGTAAATTCTCCCTCTTTAATATGGATTCAGGAGTATATCGATTCAATGGTGTCCCAATCTGCTTCACACGCAGGGCCAAGAAGCAATATAAGAAATCCTTCTATCCTGAAGCATACAATATAACCTCACCTAGTGGGGATTGGGGTGAGAATACACATTTGAATTTCTATCAACTCCCTAAAATGCAAGAACTCACTTTCTATAGATATGGTGACTCTATCTATTACAGGAGTTTTTGTATTGCAGATGTTTTTAAGGGGAAGTTAAGAGTAGCAGGGGCATTTAAAAATGAGATTGAGAACGCAATAAGATATGGAATCATTACCATTTAGTAATCGTGTTCTATACCCAAAACTCAAGACTTATGATGGGTTAATGGGTAAAATAAAACTTGCCTCTCCTTTCATTTACCTCGGAGTAGAGGTAGAGGCAGAGAATGTTAGTCATTTTTACAGTCAATACAGCATCCCCGGATCATGGAGGATAGTAGAGGACGGCTCATTAAAGGTTCATGGATCAGAGTATGTAACTGTCCCTATTAAATTTAAATATATTGAAATGGAATTGCGTAGATTGTTTGATGCCATACCAAAGGCAGAATTCTCTCCACGTACTTCAATTCATATCCATGTTAATTCTAGGGACTTCACAGATCAAGAATTATTCAGATTCTTAGTGTTATATCTGATCTTTGAAAGAAATCTGTATAAATTTGCAGGGGATAGATGGTTAAATAACTTCTGTGTTCCAATCCATAGCTCACCGGGAAATATAGGGACAATACTAAGGCATTGTCATGGAAATGTTCTCTCTAATATTTCTTGGTGCAAATACTATGGCCTTAATCTTCTTCCTTTATTGGGGGAAGAGGGATCAAGTTGCCGGTATGGTACGATTGAGTTCCGTCATATGATAGGGAATAATGACGTAGAGTACATTATGAATTGGTGTAACCTTATCCTTAGCCTTAAGCTGGCGGCTAAGAGTTGTACCAATGAGTTCTTAATGTCTTCATTATTAATGAATGAAACTACGTCACTAGCCTTCATTGACTTGATATTTAAAGACTGGGCTACTCATATAGCATCGATGCCTATGGCATCACAGATGATAGAAGAGTCGTCTTTAGCAACTAAGATTTATTTGGCTCAAGCAGGAATACTAAGTAATTAAGGAATAAAAATATAAAATGTGTGGAATCGTTGGTGTTATCTCGAAGCGTAAGAATGGTTTGTTCCATTCAGATATTGACATCTTTACTGATCTATTGTTTGCCGATCAACTCCGTGGTGCGCATGGGACAGGGATGTTTTATGATGTAGATGGAGTCGGTCATGCTTTTAAAGGGCCGATGCCTTCTAGTTCATTCCTTCGGAGTGAGAAGATTGGGCCTGTTTTTAATACAGTGGTACAAAAGTCTAATTTCCTTATTGGACATAACCGCCACGCAACTAAAGGGGGTGTTAGTTTTGATAGTACACACCCTTTTATTGAAGGTGAAACTGTACTAATTCACAATGGGACTCTACCAAGCCATAAGCATATAAAAGATGTTGAGGTGGATAGTCATGCCATCTGCCATTCAATCAATGAGATTGGTCACATTGAAACCCTGAAGAAGATTGATGGGGCCTTCGCATTGGTATGGTTTGATGGAAACACAAAGAAACTCCACTTCATCCGTAATACTGAAAGGCCATTACATATAGTTGAAACCGATGACTTAATTGTAATGTCCTCTGAAGCAGGGCTGGTTGAGTGGATATTGAAGAGGAAACTAGTAAATAAGGTGCAACCTACTGTTTCCTGTGAAGTGGGTCATCTTTATACCTATGATATCCATACACATCTTCTTTCGAATGAAAAGGTAGAGATTAAGCCCAAGTCTTATACGGGTGGGAAATTTTATGGGGCCAATTGGGATGCATACTTTCCCGCTGATTCCACAAAGAAAAGGCCTACTACCTATACCCCACCACCTGTTAATAATACTAGGTATCATAGTTCTTATTTTGTTGATGCAAGGGTAGGGGATACGATTATATTCTCTCCTGTTGATCTTCAACAGAATGGGAAGACATGGGTATTGAGTGGTTTGGGGGATACATTGATCTATAACACTGTGCATGTTGAACAGATTCAGAAGGAAGTTCAATTGACAGTTAGGTTCTTTAACCCACACGAAGAGCAATTGCGTAATTTATTGGACTATGCCCAATGCCGTGCTCAGATTATCCAAATAGTATGGAAGGGTAATAATAAATCTGTAGTAGTTAAAGATGTTCAGCCTGTAATTGAGGGACTTCCAGTACCGACGCCGGTGGCAACTGTTCAATGAAAACAATAATTGTATCTCCATTATGTACCGCAGATTCCGCTAAAGACCTAGCCAATAGGTTAGGTATCCAGTGGGTAGAAAAAGCAGATAATATAACATGGGGTGACACCTTCCGAGTCATTAATTGGGGGTGTTCTAGACTAAAAGCTGAGAACATTATCCTTAATGATCCCCGTGCAGTTCGCCGAAGTTTGAATAAGTTACGTACATTTGAACTACTTTCCGATAAAGTTAAGATGCCCACCATGACTCTTGATAAGGAAGAAGCAAAACAATGGGCAATGGATGGACGAAAGGTGGTAGTTCGTAATAGAGTTAAGGGATGCAAGAGTCAAGGGATTACTATAACTAAGGATACCCATGACATAGCCATTCTCCCTGCTAAATTTTATACTCGATTTATTGCAAATTGTACTGAATATCGGGTAAATGTTTATAAGGGTAAGGTACTCACTGTTTATCGTAAGGAACCTTGTGGTAATGATTTTCGATTCAAGATTCAGCTTGGGCCTCTCATTGAAGCCACATATGATGAGACTTTAAAGGACTTCATCAATAATGTGGATGAGCATATCAAGTTGGATACGTATGGATTGGATATGCTTCATACCCCTAAAGGAAAATGGTTTCTATTGGAAGTGAATTCCGCCCCAATATTGTTCCCAATAACATATAAGAGATTAGCTAAAGCAATCAAACAGGATTTATTTGAAAATGAGTGATGTTGTCAAACTAGGTACATTTAAAAATGAATATGAATTAAACGAGATTTTCCAATCAGTTGCTATTCAATTTGCCTTCGTCGATGATAAGTATGAGCAAATACATCAACCGGGAAAATGTCGTGACTTTCTTGGTGATATTCCTTGGTCACGTTATACTGGTAAAAAAGTCTCTATTTATGGGTTACAGTATGACTATTCTAAGAATCCATATAACACCGAGTTAGTCAGACTCTCATTGAAGTTTCCAAATAAGGGGACACAAGAAAACTTTATCAAGCATTTTTCTTATCTGACTGATAGGGAAAGGGCATATAATATTCCCGAATCTAAATGGTTCTATACGGATCAAGAGAATACTCTCATAGTTGAGGGAGACAAGTGCTGGCAAGGGTGTACATGGAAGATTAGCCTTTATACTTTCTATCTAAAGGTTATGTCCTACGATGACGTTGAGAATCTTCAAAGGCCTGAGTTGTCTTATAAAGAAAAGCTGACACCTGAAGCTGAATCAAAGCTCTTAGCAGACGTAACATCTGATTTTAATCCGATGGCAGAACATCTCTCAACAAATCATAATAGTTCTGGATTTGTATCCACCCTTGATTGTTATATACATCGAAAGATGTATGCAACACAGGGTTATGATAAACACTACCCTACGGCGTGGGCTGTTGCTAAAAGGGTATTTGGAGATATGTGGTGAGATGCCTCTCTTGTAATACAGTTCTAACAGACTTTGAGGCCACTAGGAAATTTGCAGACTCTAATACATATATGGATTTATGTGGTAGGTGCTCTGATACTAGTGATCTTTCAGGTATAGAAGTAATTGTACGTCCTGATTTGATTACAGAAGAAGCTATTGAAATTCAGGATGATTATATTGGTGATGAAGAAGGGGATAAGTATTATGACGATTACACGGGTTGATGGTAAGCATGTGCATCACGATCTAATTGTTGAATGGGCTAAAGACCCCACTAAACAAGTACAAGTGATGGGGCCTTATGCAGAGACATTTCAAGATTGTCCTGATACTCCTCAATGGAATCCTAATCTATCTTATAGATTTAAACCTAAACTTATTAAAGTAATTTATCGTGAATATCTGTATAGATACTCTGATAGCACTTATTATTTAAAAACTGTAAATTTAGGTACATCAGAGACATCCATAAAAAACATGGTAGGGTTTGTTAAATGGATGAGTGACTGGAAGACAGTTGAAATTGAACTATGACCTCTCATGTTGTTAAGAAAGAACGATGTCCTGAGTGTGCTAAACTAGGTAAAGATACTAAAGGAGACAATCTTGTATCATATTCTGATGGACATAGCTATTGCTTCGGGTGCGGCTTCACAGTTAATAGTGATTCCGTCAAGCTTAGTAATTTTATGGATAGTCATAAGCAACAGGCCATTGTAAAGCATCAAGTATTCTTACCAACTGACTGTACATTTGAATACCCTAATGTAGCATTGGATTGGGTCGGTCAGTATGATATACGTACAGGACTTCTTCTTCGTAATAGGGTAATGTGGTCTCCTTCTAAGGAAAGACTTATATTCCCTATTATTGGAGGAGAGGATAATTACCTTGCTTATGCAGGTAGGAACTTTAATCTTTCTGATGATAAGCCTAAGTGGGTGGCTTATGGTGATCTTAAGAATGTCTACAATGTATTAGGAGGGACTGGATATGATCCCTTAGTGTTATGTGAAGATATTGTTAGTGCCATTAAGTTATCCACTATAACTCAATCAATGCCTATATTTGGTAGTCACATAGGTATTGAAAGGTGGAAGAGACTGTCTAAGATCATGTATAAAGGCCAACAGTGCATTATTTGGCTTGACCCTGATATGAGGGCTAAGGCAGTTAAAGAAAGTGCATTGGGAGCCTCCATAGGCTTAAATACAAGGGTTATATTTAGTGACAAAGACCCAAAGGAACATAGCTATGATGAAATCAAAGATATACTTACTTAGAGAGTGGGATTGTAAGTGGATGTACCACACTATAAAAGGATTCACTTATAGTGAAGAGGTAGCTAAAGAGTGGAAGTTTCATGATGGTCAAGAAGAATATAGAGATTATGAAGAAATAGAGGAAATAACAGTTGGATGATTTTCATTCTAAATTATATTTAGAAGCTCATGTTACAATTGATCCTATCTTTGATTCTAGACTTAAGAAAGCTAGGTACTTAGCAAAGCTATATGGATTTAAAGTAGCTGAGTTACTAATGAAAAAGAGAAAAGAAGATACTCCTGAAAGATCAAAGTATGATACTTTTATGACTGGACATGGTACTAGTTTTGCTGATTTAAAGATTAGGACTGCGGGTTTAATTCAAGCCCTACAAAAACATAATTTTGTTGTCCGTCGATATAAAATCGAAGATACTATCCTTGATTCAAGATCAAATGATATTTTTGGATTATTGCAAGGGAAATAATAAAATGAAATTATATGATTTTATTGAAGCACTAATTAAATTAGAACAACAAGGACATGCAGAACTAGATGTTTATTATCGTCATAGTTCTAGTGGAGATTGTGGGGGAGTGAATAGTGTGTCTATAACTGAAGAATGTGATCCAGAAACCGGGCCATTTGATACAACATCACCATACATTTCTATTTCTGTAGGTGGAAACTGAGAATGAGCTATAAGCAAATATTTGTGTTTGGTTCTAACCTAGCCGGTATTCATGGGGCCGGAGCAGCAGCAACAGCATTGAAGCATCATGGTGCAATAATGGGACAAGGGATAGGAAGACAAGGAATGTCGTATGGCATTCCCACTAAGGATGAGAATCTAGTTGTCCTTCCTCTTTATCAAATTAGGGGGTATATTGATGAGTTCATCCAATATGCTAATTCCCTTCCTCATCAACCATTCTATGTAACAAAGGTAGGATGTGGATTGGCTGGCTATCACAATTGGGAAGTGGCCCCTATGTTTAAGTATGCTCCTTCTAATTGTATGCTCCATGAGGAATGGAAACATATCATTAATCAACTGGATACTTATTCAAAAGAGTTGACAGAGGGTTAATAAACCTGTATAATATTAAGACCCCGTCAGGGATGAAGTATATAATATAATTAATATTAATATGTGTAATGTCCAGAAAGAAATATTTTACTGAAGAAGAAAGAAAAGAGAATAAAAGAAAAGCAAATTATCTTCGCTACCAAAATAATAAAGAAGATACTCTAGCAAAATCAGCATTATGGAAAAAGAATAATCCAGAACTATGCTTAGTAACCCGTGCTAAGAATAGCTCAAAGAAAAGAGGTATAGAATTTGATTTGAAGGTTGGAGACTTTACCATACCTAAATACTGTCCTTATATTGGGATGGAATTGACATATACTATTGGAGAGGGAAAGAAGGACTCTAATATGTCAATTGATCGGATTAAAAATTCGGTTGGCTACATTCCAAGTAACGTACAGATTATTTCTAATTTAGCTAATCAAATGAAGTCAAAGGCAACCGAAGAGGAATTGATTTCTTTTGCAAAAGGAGTTCTCAGGATACATGCTGGAATTGATTGTGATAAAGTATCTTCTGAGTGTGGAGAATTACGTCAAGTATAGACACTACATAAAGATAAAAGATAATAAAGAATTAGAAAGACTATATGATATTTTAGATCATATGATGGCTACGTATAAACGTAGTGTTTCCTTCTCAGAGTATAAACTAACTGTTCTTCAAAGTGATCCTAATCTTGATTATTGGATGGAACGGTTAGATGAATCTGATATAGGGGAAGATGTTCTTTCTGATCTTATAAAGAAAATACAAGAGAAACAATGGTCTCATGACCTAGCCCTTATTTCTATTGATGTAACAGAAGGGCGTAAGGATATTGATTCTATCTTGGATCATGTTAATAAGATAGAACAGAAGGTGGAAGTAGATGAGACCACATTCATAACGGATGATCTAGAGGAATTATATGAATCAACCGTCGCTTCACCCGGACTCAGATGGAGACTGGAGGTTCTTAATAAATCTCTTGGATCACTTAGAAAAGGTGATTTCGGGTTTTTGTTTGCTCGGCCTGAAACCGGAAAGACTACTTTTCTTGCATCAGAGGTTAGCTATTTTGCAGGGCAAGCTAATGGCCCAATCTTGTGGTTTAACAATGAAGAACAAGGAAACAAGGTAAAGGTACGTCTTTATCAGGCTGCATTAGGTTGTGACCTTGCCACTCTTTACTCTAATCGAAAGGCTTCTCATGAGAAATATTTAGCCCTTACAAAGGGCAATATTAAACTATACGATAATGCTTCTGTCCACAAGAGACAAGTAGAGCGTATAGTTAAAGAGATGAATCCATCTCTAATTCTCTTCGATCAGATAGATAAGATTAAAGGCTTCGATAATGATAGAGAAGACCTTCGGTTAGGGGCAATTTATATATGGGCTAGAGAACTAGCAAAGACCTATTGCCCTACTATTGGTGTCTGCCAAGCTGATGTATCTGGTGAGGGCAAGAAATGGCTCACAATGGATAATGTCGCCAATGCTAAGACAAGCAAACAAGCAGAGGCAGATTGGATTCTAGGTATTGGTGCTGTGCATGATAATGGCCTTGAACATGTAAGGTATCTCCATCTTTCTAAGAATAAATTAGCTGGTGATCCTGATAGTGATCCCACTATGAGGCATGGAAAGATGGAAGTACAAATCCTTCCAGACATTGCACGTTATAAGGAGTTTTAATATGAATTGTATAAATTGTAAATTCTCTGAAGAAGTAACACTTGGGGATGGATATTCATACCATGAATGTCATATAGTCTTACCTATCAGTAAGAGTAATCCAGAGGTTATCTATTTTCCTGATACAGATGGGTGTGATTTAGGACAACCAAAATATGTCAAAAAATAACTCTGAGTGTGAATTAGATTATTTATATACGATTGATTGTCCCAATATGAAAGCGGTTCAAACAGAAAGTTGGGACTATGAGATGTATAAATGTGAGGTGTGTGGAAAATATCTAACAGCCTATTATGAGGATATGAAATGAATGTGGCAATTGTAGCCCCAGCAAGGGGCTTTGTATATGACGATTTTATTAGGGCTATTAATAGTTCTGGTTTTACAATAACATCTTTCTTTATATCAGATGTAGATAAACAATTAGTATCTTATGCTAAGAAGTTTATAGTTGACTCATTGACCCCCATTGCCCTGAAATGTCTATCGTTCTCTCCTCCCGTTGATGCGGGGGCAGAAATGATGGGATGGCCTAATAGGAATCCACGTGAGACATTAGAATTGATGTCAAAATCAGACGCAATTATTGCCCTTTGGGATGGGGAATCAAAGAGGGTTGCATCAGTTGTTAACACAGCAAACAAGATAGGGCGTAAGATTTTTATTTATAATAAAGAGGAGAATGATGATGATTAAATTCATTTTGAAGTGTTTTGCTATAGGGATGGTCATTGCCTTCCTATTCATAGTAACAAGTGTACAGGCTGCTGTATATTGTTATCCTCATGGAATGAATACTGTTTGCTTCACGGATGATGGACGGTCATTTACCAATGGCGATTCTCGTCAAAGTGTGGCAAATCCTAATCTTATTATTATTCCTCCAATGATGCCTCCATATCCTTATCCTCCACGTCCTCAAAGGATAGTACCTGAGCAGGATTTTGGAGAATGCACATTAGCCCTAGGTTGTATTAAGGATAGACGATAATGAAATTTGATTGTGGTGAAACAAGGGAAGAAAGGATACTACGGCTTTCTAATTGGCATAAAAGGTTTACTTTCTTTCCAACAAAGATAGCAAACCATGATTGCAGATGGTTAGAATGGATTGAGAGAAAGGGGGAGATTAATTCTTCTTATGATGGCCCCTATTGGGTATGGGAATATAGGGCCATTAAATGAGAATAAATGTATTAGATCATGGATTTGTTAAGCTTCGTAATATCTCCGGCCCTACTCGACGTAGAGACGCAGAATATGATGCTTCTGATGTTGATCCAGCAAATGTGGCTAGAAAGTCATTTAATCAGATGGATTCAGGTAGGACAGATGAAGATGAATTCAGATTAAATAACTATCTGATGAGGAATTGGCATACAACACCATTTGAGCACACCGTTGTATGGCTTGAAATGAAGTTGCCAATCTTCGTAGCAAGACAATACATTAGACACAGAACATCTTCTGTTGATGAGGTCTCTGCAAGGTATGTACAGTTGCCTTCTGAATGGTATATCCCCAAACTTGAAAATGTCTTATTTCAATCTAAAGATAAGAAACAAGGGGGAAGGGCAGTTGATCTAAATACAGAAATTGTTGCAGCAAGTCGATTTATAGATAGTCTAAATGACCAATGTCATGTGAGTTATAAACTCTATTTGGAATCCTTGGCTGATGGGATTGCAATGGAACAAGCCCGTATGCTTCTTCACTTGAACCATTACACTCATTGGATTTGGAAGCAAGACCTTCATAATCTTATGAATCTATTAGCACGTAGGATTCATCCCCATGCTCAATATGAATCTAGGGTTTATGCTCAGGCTATCATTAATCTTCTTACACCCCATATTCCGAATCTAATGGAATTATTCCATAAATATAGGAGGTTCGACGGTGAATGAAATATGCCATATTGGATTTAGAAACAACAATCTCTAACTCAGGTAATCCATTTGACCAGACTAATAAGATTGTATGTGGAGGAATCCTACATGGAGGAGAGATAAAATCTATTATAGATTATGATCTTGGTACTAATTGGGATACCATTCGTAAATATAAAGATGTTTTAAACTCTTCTCTTGTTGTTGGATTTAATCTTAAATTTGATCTTAATTGGCTCAGACGATATGGACTTGACTACTCCAATATACGGATATGGGATTGCCAGTTAGCTAAGTTCTTAATGAGTAACCAAGAGCATAAATACCCTAGCCTTGATGAGACTCTTGAGGAGTATGGTTATCCCCCTAAACTAGATGTAGTAAAGACAGAATATTGGGAGAAGGGAATTGACACAGATCAAGTTCCACGGCCTCTATTATCTGAATATCTACATATTGATTTGATTAGAACAGAGCAGGTGTTTAAACATCAACTCCAGTTATTTAAGACACAGCAATATAAACATCTATATAGTTTATTCCGACTTCAATGTCAAGACCTATTGGCGTTAGCTGACATAGAATATAATGGTGTTTATTTTAATTCAAAAGGGGCTAGGGAAAAGGCCAATGAAATACACAAAGAACAGGAAGAGATACTTAGGGACATACGAAAGTTCTTTGATGATGTTCCTTTCTCTCTTACCAGTGATCTTCATCTATCTACTCTGCTTTATGGTGGGGTTATTCTTGAAGAAACTACAATCCCTGTGGGATTATATAAAACAGGGGCTAGGGCTGGGCAAGTAAAGTATAAGAATTCATTCATACCTTATAAATGCCCTAGACTAGTTGACCCATTGAAGGGAACAGAAGTTAGGACAGAGGTATCCAAGAAGGAACTTAAATTAATTGATGATGGAATACTCACTGAACCAAGGCAATATTGGTCAGTGAATGAAGATACACTTAAGCAACTAAAGGTCAAGGGAGAAGGGAAGAAGATTGTAGGTCTTATCATGAGGTACAATAAGCTTGATAAGCTACGCTCTACATACCTAGAAGGTTGGCCTAAGCTGATTGATGAAATGAATTGGGAAGAGAATATTCTGCACAGTCAATTGAATCAAACTTTTGTTGTTACGGGTAGGCTGTCCTCTTCTAAACCCAATGGACAGAATGCTGATAAATTAACTAAACTTTATTGTGAGAGTAGATATGAGTAAATATAGAGTCAGACAAGATGCTTGGGGTGATTGGTTAATAGAGAAAAGGGTGTACTTATTTTTTTGGAATCTTGTGCGTGACGTGGGTAAAGATGAAAATAGAGCTATAGAGATCATAGCCCTTATGAAGAAAGAGCCTATTTATTTCTGAAGATAGCTAAGTAGGAGTATATATGGATAGTTATGATATATTCTATAAATTAGCAAAATTTGCAGGTGTCCCTTTAGATGAGATTCCAAGTAGGGCTGAATTACATACTGAGACATGTAATTGTGATCTAAGGACTAAGTTAGTGGGGGATGGATGCCAACACTGTAATCCTGAACTAAATGAAAAATTTATAAAGGACAATGATGAGTGCCTATAATACAATGTGATGCCAAAGGATTAGAAATTTATTGTGGAGCATACTTAAGTCAAGATAAAGTATTGATGCAGGAGCTAATAGCTGGACTTGACATTCATGGGATTAACCAAAGAGAGATATTAAATCTTGGTAGCCATGAGGAAGGACGCCTTATAGCAAAGATATTTATCTTTAGACTTATGTATGGTGGTAGTGCATATTCATACGCACATGATTCTGACTTTATGGGGGTGTCCACTTCAGAGAAATTCTGGCAAAAGATCATAGATAATTTCTATGAGAAGTACAAAGGATTTAGAGATTGGCATACTCAAATACTACGACAAGCGACACAGCAAGGTTATCTTATTATGCCTACTGGTAGAAGATATAACTTTAGCCTGAAGCGTAATTTTCGTGGTGAATTAGAGGCTCCTCAGACTATCATTAAGAACTATCCAGTTCAAGGATTAGGGGCTGATGTAATGTCCGTAGCAAGGGTCTCATGTAATAGGAGATGGAGAAATCAAGGCGTTAATGGTATTCTTATTAATACAGTTCATGATAGTATTGTGGGGGACATTCAGCAGACTGAGGTTGAAAAAGCCGCATTACTTTTTCATGGCGTCTTTGATTCTCTGCCTACTAACTTCGAGCGTGTGTTTGGGGTGGAATTCAATCTGCCACTAAGATGTGAAGTAAAGGTTGGGCCAAATATGATGGAGATGGAAGAATATAAATTAGCTGCATAAATTATAATTATAAATGAAAAATATTAATTTCGCTTTTAAACAAGACGGTGGCTTAACTTTAGAATGGCAACAAGATGGAAGTAGAGTTGGATACATTCGTCTACATAAGGGAGAAGCACCCGGCCCTGTTACCCATTCACTAGTTGTAGAATTATATTCAGATAAAACATTTGAATTTAAAATGATGAAGAAGGAGTATGAGCATTCTGAGCCATTCCGTGAAAAACTGATGGACATCACACGATGGTTGCGGGAGCAAGGATATACAGGAGGAGATTGGTATCGGTTCAACGAAGAACGATTAAAGAAAGTAAAGATACCAGAGAATTACCTCACGACGAGTGTAGCTAATGAAGATACCCCTAAGTGAATATGAGCATATTCATAATGAAATAAAAGAAGGTAAAACATATAAAGAAATTGCAGATAGATATAGTGTATCTGCTGAGAGGATTAGGCAGATAGGTGTGCAAACTAGGGTAAGTCATAGTGGACATGACGCTCGACGTAGAAGTAAATATAATGAAATTCTAAGGAACATAAACGAAGAGAGTAAGGAATTATTTTATCATGCTGGATATGATCCTTATGATATTTTAGAGGAATGTTTAATCCTCTACGATGTGAAGAGACGTTATTTCAGGGCATCACAAACAAAGTTTGATGTAGATTTCACAGATATTATCTGGCATAGGTTTTGTCCTTTTTCCGGAGAAGAGATGGATTACTTTGCAGAGCGTTCTTCTCCCACTGCCCCCATTATTTCTGTCATTGATAAAACAGGAGGATATGTGAAAGAAAATGTACATACTAAGATAAAATTTATGAAATCAAGTTATTATGTGGTATAATATATGTATAAGGAGATAAATAATGAATATCAATGGTAAAGTTATAGAAATTGCTCATGACCAGACTATCGCTAAGAATGGTGGTGGTTCTTATAGGGGCACTCGAATCACATATCGTGACGCAGATGGCGCATTGAAAGAAAAAGCCATTCATGTTAATGCTCTTAAGTTTAATCCCGTTCTTAATAATCAACTAAAAGAGATTAAGAATGGAGATGACATTACAATTGTGATGGAAAAGGAAGGAGAGTTTTGGAATGTTAAATCAGTTCATAAGGGCGGTATGGAACCTGCTCCAGTTCAAAATGGAAATGGTAAAGCTGCAAACGCTTCTCCTCGTAGCACCTATGAAACACCAGAAGAACGAGCAAAGAAACAAGTCTTAATTGTACGACAATCTTCTGTAACAAGTGCTATTGCTTTCTCAGCCACTCAGAAAACACCACTTAATATTGATGATGTTCTAGGTATAGCTGAGAGAATTAGTGCTTTTGTATTTGACACTGAGTTCGATGATGGTTCACTTGAAACAATGCCAAATGACCCTATTGATTAATTATTAATAAGGAGGGAAGACATGACAACTGCTCTTATTGATGGTGATCTGGTTGCCTATATTAGTGCTGCGTCATGTACAGAAGACGACCCACAGCACATTGCTTTAATCAGGGTAGAGGATAGATTAAGAAAAATAATTGATTATGTAAAGTGTACTTCCTACAGAATCTTCGTATCAGGTGGGAATAACTTTAGATATGAACTCTATCCTGATTATAAGGCTAATCGGACTTCTCCTGATCCCAAGCATAGACAAGCCTGTCATCAGTTTATTATTGATGAATGGAAGGGTGAGGAGACAGATGGATTTGAAGCTGACGATGCTTTGGGGTGCTATCAAACAGATGATACCATTATCTGTTCTTTAGATAAAGACCTTCGGATGATTCCCGGAAAACACTTCTCATGGGAAATAACCAGAAAGGGAGCTATTATTAGAGAGCCAGAATTTGCAGAAGTAGATTATATGACTGGAATAAAACATTTCTACAAGCAAATGATAATTGGTGATACATCAGACAATATCTTCGGTATAGATGGGCTTGGTAAGGCTAAAGCCGCAAAACTGATTGATCCACTATCCACTGAGAAAGATATGTATGATTTGGTAGCATCCCTTTACAATGATGAAGCACGTTTTACAATGAATGCGGATTGTCTCTGGATTTGGAGAATGTTAGGAATCACTTATTCATTGAGGGGGCTATGTTGAGTTTTTTAGCTGGATTTCTTCTTGGTATTGCAGTTGGATTAATAGCCAATCAATAATTCAAATTAATGACTTGGACTGAAGTGGATTAAATAAAAAATAAATATTCTAATTGCTTGTGAAGAATCTGGAACAGTTAGAGAGGCATTCCGAAAAAAAGGACATAATACCATTAGTTGTGATTTATATCCATCACTAATTAATGGCCCTCATTATCAAGGGAATGTATTAGATATTATAAATGATGGATGGGATTTAATGATTGCCCATCCTCCATGCACTTTTTTAGCCCGCTCAGCAGCTAGGTGGATTTACGATGATAGATACCCTAATAGAGTTCAAGATCAAAACAAAGCTATTGAGTTCGTTATAAAGTTATATGAATCTAGTATTCCTATGGTGGTTATTGAGAATCCAATAGGAATCCTTTCAACTAAGTGGAAAAAACCAGATCAAATAATACACCCTTGGATGTTTGGAGATGCTGCAAGTAAGGCAACTTGTTTATGGTTAAAAAACTTACCTAAACTAAATCCTACTAGTATAGTTTCCCCTGAGATTCATACTACGAAGTTAGGGAAAAAATATGATAAATGGTGGTTTGATACTTGTAGAATTCAAAATCTTGAGGAAAGAAGAAGGGTTCGTAGTAAAACATTTGATGGGATTGCCTATGCAATGGCAGAGCAATGGGGTGGACTGAGGAACGATTAAGAAGTTTTATTATCAGCACGATTCGATCTGGGATGAGGAGATACCCTCCTAAATATCAATCACTAGATGACGCAAAGGTAGGAAAGCGTGTAAATCCTAAATCAGGTCGATCTGCTGTTTTTTATAAGTGCAACGGTTGCGGCGAAGACTTCGTAAAGAAAGATGTACAGGTAGATCATATTGATCCTGTCGTTGATCCTAAGTTAGGCTTTCAAGGATGGGATGAATATATCAAAAGAATGTTCTGCCCTGCATCGAATTTACAAGTGCTTTGCCGCACTTGCCATTCTAAGAAAACAACAATTGAACGTGCTGCAAGGAAGAAATGAAAACAATTATTGCAGGTAGTCGATTAGCAAATAAGGGGCATACTATTAGGGGAATTCAACTTTGTCCTTGGAATATTACCCATGTTGTCTCTGGATTTGCAAAAGGCCCTGATACATTTGGACTTGAATGGGCTAAAGAAACTGGTCTTCCTAGATCAATATATCCAGCCGATTGGAATCAATATGGTAGGGCTGCCGGACATATTCGTAATCGGATTATGGCTGAGAATGCAGAAGCTCTAGTTGCTATATGGGATGGTAAAAGTGCTGGAACTAAGGGAATGATATTTGAGGCTGAGAAAAGAGGGTTGAAAATCTTTATTTATAACTATAAGGTAAAGGTCGGTCTTGTAAGTAAGGAGCAGGAGTCCAATGAAAACACTCCTTCTTGATATTGAAACAGCCCCTAATACAGCATATGTATGGGGTTTGTTTAAAGAGACAATACCTCTTCAACGACTTATAGAAAGCCGATACATTCTATGTTGGGCTGCTAAGTGGTTAGGAGAGCAAGAAGTGTTCTTCGATAGTATTCAAGAAGACAAAGACCCACGAAGGATGTTATCAACTATCCATGCCTTATTGGATGAGTCGGATACAGTTATACACTATAATGGGACTAGCTTTGATATACCAACACTCAATAAAGAGTTCTTGACAAGTGGGTTTGATCCACCTTCCCCATACAAGCAGATAGATTTACTTAGGGTAGTAAGACAGCAATTTAAGTTTACATCTAATAAATTAGACCACGTATCTAAAGAGCTTGAGTTAACTAATAAGATAGATCATATTGGGTTTGAGCTTTGGGTTCGCTGTATGAATGGCGACCCAGAAGCATGGCGAATGATGAAGGATTACAATATTGGTGATTTATATCCATTAGAGGAATTGTACTACAAAATCCGGCCTTGGATTAAGAATCATCCGAACTATTCTCTTTTTTCTAATAGTGGCATTGTTTGCCATAATTGTGGCAGTAAGCATTGGCATAGCCGGGGAACGCATAGGACTCAAGCCGCTGTTTACCAGAGATACCAATGTCAAGACTGTGGGACATGGTTTAGAGGAATTAAGAATGAAGGAACCCGGCAAGTTGCTTCAGTGGGATGATCTAACCCTACCCCCTATAAATTTATGGAATGCACCAATGCTAACGTCAGCGGAAGTTAGAGAGAAATTAAAAAAATTACCAGAGATTGATCTTCTGGAAATACTAGAAATTACATCAGAAGAATTGGTAGATAGGTTTGATGATAAGATAGAAGAGAAAGAAGAATATTTTATCTCAGACCTAGATGAGGAGACATGGGAAGATGACTAAATTTAGAGTTATAAAAAGATTAGACCCTTATGCTGATTACGATAGTCAGTCAGATTTAATTCTTGAATTTCAAAATAATGAAATGCAATGGGAGCATATTTGTGTCTTTGAAACCAAGAAACAAGCAAAAGAATTTGCTGAGAAGTTTGCTGCGGGGTATGAAGAGGAGATTTTCTCTATATGAGTCTCCCGACAGCATATCAAGACATTATCCATTTATCCCGCTATGCGAGGTATTTGGATTATGAACAACGTAGAGAGACATGGGAAGAAACAGTAGATAGATTCATGGGGTATATGTCCTATAGATTGGATAACATCCCCAATTTGGACTACGGCTTTCTAAGTGAAGTACGCAGTGCAATATTAAACTTAGAAGTTATGCCTTCCATGCGATTACTAATGACTTCGGGAGAGGCTGTTGAAAAAGATAATATTTGTGCTTACAATTGTGCTTATGTGGCTATTAATAACAAAAGGGCATTCAGTGAAGCACTTTATATTCTGCTAAATGGAACCGGCGTTGGTTTCTCTTGTGAACGTCAGGAGGTCGCAAAGCTTCCAGCAATTCCTAGTGAACTAAAAGAAACAGGAGATGTAATTGTTGTTGCTGACAGTAAGCTCGGATGGGCAAAAGCATACAAGAAGTTGTTGTCATCATTGTGGGAAGGTGATCTTCCGTCATTCGACTTTAGTAAAGTACGACCAGCGGGGAGTCGTCTCAAAACTTTTGGAGGAAGGGCGTCAGGGCCACAGCCTTTGCTCAATCTTTTCCTCTTCACCATTGACATCTTCAAGAAGGCAGCGGGAAGAAAGCTTACAAGTATAGAAGTACATGATATTATCTGCATGATTGCAGAGATAGTAGTGGTGGGTGGAGTTCGTCGTAGTGCCTTGATTAGTCTCTCTAACCTAACTGATCGCAGAATGCGTGAAGCCAAGATAGGGGAATGGTGGAGGGATAATAAGCAACGGGCTTTAGCCAATAACAGTGTATGTTATACGGAGAAGCCGGATGTTGAAACTTTCATGGAAGAGTGGGTCTCTCTCATCAAATCCAAATCTGGTGAGCGAGGAATTTTTAATAGGGTTGCTGCACAAAATCAAGCCGCTAAGTGGGAAAGACGTGATAGAAATCTCAGTTACGGGTGCAACCCATGCTCAGAAATTATCCTCCGCGATAAGCAGTTCTGTAACCTTACAGAAGTTGTTGTCAGAAAAGAAGATAGTTTTGACGACCTAAAACGTAAGATTAAGATTGCTACCATTATTGGGACATATCAATCTACTCTAACTGACTTCCAATTCCTTAGTGAAGAATGGAAGAAGAATACAGAAGAGGAAAGATTGTTAGGTGTTTCTCTAACTGGTATTATGGATCATCCATTTCTTAATGGATCAATAGAAAGTATTAAGTATCCAAATAGGGATTATCCTATCTACCTAGATCAAGCCCTAGAAGAACTAAGACAACATGCAAGGGAAGTAAATGAGGAATTTGCTAACAAGCTTGGGGTTTCTCCCTCTGTGGCTATTACTTGTACAAAACCAAGTGGAACAGTCAGTCAGTTGGTGGATAGTGCAAGTGGGATTCATGCTCGGCATAATCCTTATTATATTCGACGCATTAGAATGGATAAGAAAGACCCGATCTACCACTACCTCAAAGACAAAGGATTGTGGGTAGAGGATGATGTAAGGGTTCCTGATTCTACTGCGGTATTTGCCTTCCCCATGAAGGCCCCTGATGGAGCAGTTTGTAGGAATGATATGACAGCCATTGAGCAATTGAATCTATGGCTAATCTATCAAAGGCATTGGTGTGAACATAAGCCTTCTGTAACTGTTTCTGTTAAGGATCATGAGTGGCCTGAAGTTGGTGCATGGGTATGGAAACATTTTGATGAAGTATCAGGAATTTCATTCCTTCCCTTCTCAGATCATACATATCAACAGGCTCCATATGAGGATTTAACTAAGGAACAATATGAGGAGTTACTAAATAAATACCCTGCTACTATTGACTGGAGTGGATTACGTGAAACAACCGATAACACAGAAGGAAGTCAAACCCTTGCCTGTGTCGGCCCCGATGGGTGTGAAATCAATTACGTGCCTACAGGTCTGTAAGTTAGGACGACTCCCAGATGGTACAGATTATTGTATGGGATGTAGTAGGACAATGAAGGAGATAAGACAAAAATATGAATCAAGAACTTAAAACAATATTGGATAACATAGTGGCTGATCTAAGAAGTCAAGGCCATGATCCATTAAATAGGCCAATTGTTTTCATGTGGAGTTATCCAGATGAAGACCTTAAATATACATTGGTTATTCAGGAGAAAGAAGAAGAAGAGAATGAGGAAGACCACGGATACGTTGATGAGGCTTTACATTAATGGAACCAAAGGAAGTTAGTGTACTTGAAGAAGCACAAGCTATTATTTATGGGGATCGTGAGCAAACATATGGCTCTCCTGCTAAGAACTTGAACCGTATTGCAAACCTATGGAATGCATATATAGGAACGACTGGTCTTACTGCTGTTGATGTTTGTAATATGATGTGTCTTTTAAAGATAGCGAGACTAGTCAACCAACCAGATCATCGGGATAGTATTGTGGATGTGGCTGGCTATGCAGCATTAATGTATAGGATACAGGAAGAGTAACAAAAAGAAGCCCCTCTTTAATCGGAGGGGCTTTTTACGTTTAATGCTTTGGATGCTCTCGCAGGTAATCATCAATCTTGTTTATCTTCTCGCATAAGGGGTGTATTGTCTCTTTCAAATCCTGTCGAATAGATGAAACAAAATCTTTAAAGTCCTCTTTCTTTGTGTAGTTCTCCGCTAAGTTAAGTTTCAGTTGTTCCACCTGTTCCTTTACCTCCTTGTGCTGATCCCATATTAATTTAACAAACCATAATACAATCCCAAATATGGCATAGACTACATATCCAATTACTTCTAAAAATTCCCCCATTACATATTCCCCAAAGCCGCTAGAATTTGGCTTGGTCTCAGGTTTCTCCCCTCCGCTTTAGCCATTCCATATATCAAGTCTGCTTTAACAGATGGATTGGTTAAATCGAGTGTAGTATCTGGATCAAGTCCACTATGTTTTACGATAGTGGCAACATAATCTTTCTTACTTGCACTACCCTTTTCATTCTCATTATTCCACAAACCTGCAATATCACTTACAGTCTTTAATGCTTTCCCTGTAGTTTTACCTGTGAAGTAACGATCCAATTGGGTGGAGGCAGCCCTAATACCCTCTTCTACATTATCAAATGATTGGAACTTCCCAACCTTACCGGGAATGGTAAGATTAAGAGGATTCGTGGCATTTGGTTTCCCCTCTGCTTGTGTTTCCTTTGGTGCAACTATATCTTTCAATACATCATATTGAGGGTATAATATCTCTGCTGCTTTTTTAGTATCTACGCCGCTTAGATTGCTAAAGGCCCGCAGTCCTTCATTAATACGAATCCCATACTTCTTAAGTAGAAGATCAGTATCAGTTGGATTTGAAGTTTGGATATTTAATCTACCATCTGGAAGAACTGACATTTTAACTTCAGTCCCTTTCCCTGAAACAGCAGCTAGGTCTTTCTTAAAACCACCTAGAGTTAGCTGCATGTACTCCTCTAGATTCTCACTTGCCTTCCCACGTGCAACATCTGACAATCCTTTAAAGCCTTCTTTATTATTTTGATTACCAATGGCTTTAACAAAGCTATCATAGAATTGAAACTTATCCCCTGTCTCACTAAATTTAGGGGACTTAGTATCAGCCCATATAGTCTCAATAGTTTGACTAAGAAGACTGGAACTAGATGGATCACCTTGAGCAGCATTGCCCGCTAATAGATCGACTGCCCCGGATACCAGATTCCGTCCCCTACCATCCCGAATTGTATAATCAGTACCCAATCCGTTTGAAACACCAGAGAGAAGATTTCCAAGAGTGTCCTGTATGTTAGCCATCATTTTAGGGTTAGACTCAATTAATCTAGGGGCACCATGAGTACTCAATAGTTGAGTCATAATCTTAAGAGCTTCAGGGCTTACCATCTTTGATACTCTTTGATAATCAAGATTCCTAATCATATTAGATTGATTCTCTAGGAATTTAACTTGATCTTCCTTAGTTGCAAACTTCTCAAGAGTAGTTAGATTGGCATCTACCTGTTTACTTGCATAATCTAATTGATCCTTGACACCAGTTATATGCATAAGAGGCCCAGCCCTTTCCGCTAGGCTTCTTTTTAATCCATCAGCCATTTGTCTAGCTAATGTCATTACATCAGTTTTATCCTCTGGATTACGTAGAACACCAATCAGAATGTCGTTATATTGATTGACCAATCCATTAATAGCATGGATTCCATTCGGCCCACGAATGAATTCAGCAGCCTGTAATTTCTCAGAGTTGTTTTGGTATTCAGTTAATCTAGCAACTGCCTCTGCACCAAACTTCTCTTTCTGTACAATTGCATTCTGTTCTTCAGCAAATGCTAGATCAAACTCCCCTGTACTAGTATAACGATGGGGGATATTATTTTCCTTAGAGATTTGCATAGCAGATTCAATTCTCTTTTGGAATTGTTTCTCTGCTGATAGTCCCGCTTGTTTCTCAGCATCAACTAGTGATTCTATTCCAGACAAACCAAGAACCTTCTTGGAATGGGCAAGAATCTCATTGTACATATGAGGGTTACGATTGATAGCTTCTCTCGTAACAGCTAATGTACGTTGTGCAAATTCATCAGGAGTCATTACCCCTTGATCGCTTGCCTTACGAAGGGTTGTCATCCTATCACGGTATTGAGTCTCTATTGCATTTACATCTTCGATAGAAGCCCCATCCCCTAGCTTACTCCAAAGAGATTGAGAAGTCCGTTCAAGAGTGGCAGCATCAATAGTGGCGTCAGCAATGATTTGGGGATTCTTCTTACTTTCCATGTAAGCATCAATTTCAGACTCTTGTGCTTTCTCTAGGTCAGCTAAAGCGAATCCTTCTTTAACTTCTTGTCCCAATTTAATGGCAGCACCAGCAGCAATCCCTGCTCCTTGAGCACCAATGGCTATAGCTTGTGCCCCTATACCTTCACTCCTATCTACTACGCCTTGAGTAGCGAAGCTGGCGTGGGATACATTAGGGGCAGACATACCCGTTACTTCTGATCCGAATTGCCCCGGAGTCCGTTGCTGTCTAATACGATCAACTGCCATTATAGTTTACCTTCTTCAAGCAATTTAACAAACTCTTGTGTCTTAGGGTCTTGTGACCTTTTCAATATATCCAACATCTTCATATTAGATTCGGTTTGTTTATCTGAATGGTGTTTCCAAATATCTGCAAGGATAGATTGTTTTAATGTTTTATAGCTTCTACGATCTAATTCTAATACGTGATTAATAACATCAAGTCTATCTTGCTTATTGAAATGTCGTTCAGACAAGAGAGACATAAATGCATTAAGTCTCGAATAGTATATTTCTGATTCTTGTTCTCCAATCTTACCTCTGATATTCATTAACCCTTTATGAATATCTTGAGCCATCTCTTTCTTATTAGCCTCTCTATCTCCCATTATGGCAAGCTGCTCATAGGCATCTATTTCTTTCTGAGATTGACTCCCAAGGAACATCTTTCCATAGGCTTCAGCTAATGAGTATTGCTCACCCAATCTATTCCCATTAGATGTAACCTTATCCCTCATCCCTAGAATTAATAGACCTTGAGAATAGTTATTAAAGCCAGAGGCTAACTCAGCAGCTTCTAATGCAGCTTCATTAAAAGACTGTTCATTAATGTCTCTAGTTACAAACCATCCTTGCATTTGATCCACTGCCTTACCAAATGAACTAGCAAGGCTAAAGGCTGGATAGCGTGGGCTGGAAGAAGGCTTATCATCTAATAGTTTAACAGTCTCAGCAGCAAAATCCCAATAAGGTAAGAAGCCCTCTGAGTACGGAGTTAGACTCTTAGATATAGCTAGATTAGATGGAGTGTCAGGATCAATCAGAGTGGCTATAAGGTTATTAGCCGTATAATCTACCACACCCCTCTTAATCATTTCAGCATTCTTCTTTACTTCTTCATCTTCTGATTGTTCAACAAAGTGATATATAGCAGCCCCACCGGGAATGCCATACTTAGCTCCATACAAGGTTGCACGGACAGCAGCTAATCTAGCCCGTTGGAACGGAGTCATCATTGTTGCATTGTCTTGAAGAATATTCATCAATAGCTTCTGACTAATAGCAGCAAACTGGAAGAAGACAGATAGGGTTCCTTCTTGGTAAGGAAGGTTTCCTGACTTATCCATGACACCCGCCAGCCTCTTAGCTTCAGCAGCAATGATTTCTTTATTCTCTTTAGTGCTCCATTTCTTACCCGGATTCTGTTGCTTCCATAACTCTTTAGCTTGTAGGTATAAACCAATTCTATTAGTCAATTCAGCAGCGTCGAATCCTACAGCACGGCTGATACGAATTGGAGCCTTAGCAACGTTCTCAATATCCTTAAAGGCTTTCTCAGGAGTGTTCTCAACAAGGTTTCTATCAACCTCTTTAAACATCCCATGTACTAGAACATTCAAGTCAATAGACTCTAATAGTCCTGAGTCTTTAATAGCCTTTATGGTTTCAGCAAACTCTTCAGGAGACAGTCCAGAAGATTGTCTAGTCATACCAGTTATAATATTAGAGAAAGGCTTTAGTAGGTTAGCCTCTCCTGATAAAGCAAGGCGTATAGCCAGCATTTCCTTAAACATTGGTAATGCTGTATGTGGATTAATGGCATACATTTCCATCAACTGTGCTGGCTGAATAATCCATTGACGAATAGGATTCAAATGGATATAGGCAGCAGTCGTTGCCATCTTTGCAGCTTTGACTGGAAGATTACCTTTATCCCCTATCTTACGAATACCATCAGCAGGTATCCTAACCTTCTCTAAGAGGTCAGCTATATTATGAAGATGGGTTTTCCATAGATGATCCCCTAATGTTTCATATACCTTTTGTTTACTGTAGAATTCGAACAGTCTTTGAGCAGTTTGGAAACGGACATTGTCCTCTTTAGACATATTTCTAAGAGGCTTAATGTCTGTCTTATACTGAGGGAATTCTCCCTTCTCTAAGAAGTCAGGGAATGACCTAGTGAAGCTTGACCTAAATGTATTTTCCCATTCACGGAATGCTCCAATCCTAGAGAGATTTTGTGCAAGTTTAATAGCCGTGACAAGCCTATCTTCAATACGGACTTCTCCCGTAGAAGACTTAAGACGCTCTCCTCTTTTCTTAGATTGTCTAAACATCTCAGTATGAACTTGATAGTCAGTAATGACCCTACCAAATGTATTGGTACGATCAGGACGAATCTTAACTGTCCATTCAGGATGGTTGGCTTGTGCTTGATCTATTAATGCATTAGCTTCTCTTTCAGTTCTAGTGGCCGCAACAGTGCGGGAATAATTACGTAGCTTATTAGGGTCTTTAATCTCAACTCCATTGACTGTCATCTTATTGGGGATAACATCAACGAAGAAGTTCTCTTTAACTAGTCTAGGAGAATACCCCGGAACTCTAGGAAGGACTTCTGTAGGAAGCATGTCAAGTTTAACATCACCTTCAATCAATCCGAATTCATAGACAGCCCCATCATTCTCAACCTTATTACCTAGCCGAACGATCTGTGAGGCATTCTGTTCAATCTCTTGTGGATCGAACTTAACAGGTTTGTTATAGTAATAACTCCATATCTCTTTAATACCATCATAGTCTTTAGGAGATACTTTATCTGAGGCAGGGCCGAGGTATTGTCCTTCTTTGGTATATACTCCTTTATGACCATCATTAACTAGACGATGACGATACTCCCTATTCATGAAGGCATACGAATAATGTTGCATCCTTCTCCAATAGGTATGAGTTTCGAATAGATCATCTACTTGTCTTTTAGATAGATGAGGAAAGTAAGAGCTTATTTCTGCTTTAGAAAAAGCTTCTTTACCAATTCCTTCAGCCTCGTCAATGAGATGATTAAGCTCTCTACCATGCTTAGTCCCTGCAACATGCTCGTCAAAAGCTTTAATAAATGCATCTTCTAACCTTGTTCCCCTTTCAATTGCCCTCATTGCTCCCCGCTCTACTGCATCAGGGAAACGACCAGCATGGAATAACCAGTTCCCTAAAGAGGAACGAGCAAGCCCATCTGCTTTTACTCCTAGAATAGATGTTTGGATACTATCAGGCCCGAAGGTACTAATAGCAGCATCATCATATACCTTCTTCCAATCCCATGTAACAGCAAAGCTGCCATCGGCCCGTTTGATTATACCAGCCGTGCCTCTTTCTTCTTCGGGGAGTTTTTGTATATATTTATTAAGATTGTCCAATCCTACTTGAGCATCTGTTAATGTAAGAAAGCCAGAGGCAGAATTAGGGCCAAAGGCCATCTTCCCTTCAGAGATAAAATCAGTGAAGTTAGTTACACTATTAGACTGTTGATAATGAAGTCCTGTAATCTCTTGTGTAGCTTGATATATACGTGCAGCATCGTCGTCACGCTTAGAAGCGTCAACGATATTAGGATCATAACGGAAGTCATCAAACAACTCTTTCATTGAGTTGTCTAAGGATTGGATAGACTTCGATAGATCAGGATGTACCTTGTTTAATGATTCATCAAATGCTTTAGGTAAGACCCAATCATTAATTATACTTCCTTTATCTGTACCAAGAGCCTCAGCAATAACCCCTGATGGCTCTTTAATTGCAGCAACACCTAGTGTCTCCGCCATTTTAGGATTTGCGGCGGCAGTTACTTGAGCAGGACTTCCCGGAATAATAAAGGTGGTATCAATCTGCTCATCCCGTTGGGGAACAGATTTAAGGCCATCTAAAAGAGCTTTTGCTTGCTCTCTCAAAGCCCAAGACTTATCTTTCCAATTATCAGATTTCCAAAGACCATCCTTTGCTTCTTTCTCTATTTTCTGTGCTTGACGTATAAGAGCATTTGCTTCTTTTCTAATTTCCCCATTGCTTCTTACTTGAGAAATTCCTATATCAGATAGGACTTTTTCATGTCGTTCTTCAGGGGTAAGTTTAGCATCAGCTTTAGCACGGGATTCTGCCGTGCCAGCCTCACCATTCCTACCCACAAACATAGTGTCTGTAAACCTAGTTTCATTAGATTTATCTTGTAAGAGTAGAGGTTTAGGAGGAGCTAATTGGGCTAGAGGAGCTTCAATATTAGCCCCCTCTCCTATCTTAGATTGGAATTCTGTAGGGGCAGCTTTACGTCCAAAGACAGCCCCAATCAATGCACCAAATACAGCATTGACTGTCATGTTTTTAGGATCAAGTTGTTGCTGGCGCAATTCAGGATAGGCTTCTAATATCTGATTCTGGATATTAGTATCTAGCTCACCTATAGTAACTGCCCCGGCTCCATTAAAGATCATTGCCTTTAATAGACTACCAGCTTTAAAGATAGGCAAGGCAAAGTCTGCTGAAGTCATTCCAGCAGATGCCATAGATGCATTTAATCTATCTTCAGCAGCTACATTTTCTTGTCCTAACTCAGCAAATTTAGAGGCACCTTGTAATGCGCCGCCAACAGCAGCAGTACCAAAGATTGCAGCAAGAGGGCCACCAGCAAATGCAGCAGGTAAAGCCCCACCAATAAGCCCCACCGCTTGACCGACCCCTGCACTGATAGGATTAGCAGAAGCCAGTTTCTTATACTCTTCATGTCCTGTCTTATATTCCTCGTCAGATACAAGGCCGAGAGTATTCCCTACTCCCTCATACAGATGGCTTATCCCACCTAGAAAAGACTTTAGGTGGGATACATTATTTTTAATATCATGATTACGTCTTTCTATTTCCATTTGAGCACGACGATTCTGTAGGTTATCTACAACCCAATCTTGTGCCCGTTGCTGAAAGACAGTATCATTCAGATCGTCATTAGAAGCTGCCTTCTGTATATACCTCTCTTTAAGGGAAGTAGGTACGAAACCATTCAGAGAATAAGAACGTAATACCGCTTTCTTAGTGTTATGGTCAATTGTGGTATCTCCAATGATACCTTCTATAGCTTGACGATTACCTTCATTCTGTTCTTGATCCCATTGATGTTTGACATTGTTGACGAACTCAGAATCACCATTGGATTCTAAGTCCATCTTAATTTTCATATAGTCTTCTATGGGGTTTTCTTTAGACGCAGCAGCAGCATAGAAGGCTTGTTCACTAGCCTCTTTAGGAGAAGGGAGAGGTTTCTCTTCCTCAATGGGTGGTACAATAAAATTATCCATTAACCAAATATAGACTTATGTGTATTCCCACCAGCCCACGATGTAGCTCCTGATTTAGCTCCACCAGCGAACTCACCTACGGCTCCTGCTACATGGCCTACAGCACCAAAGATTGATTGCCACATCTGGCCCTTAGCACCAGCATTGAAGAAATCTGCTTGAGCGTCAGCCTCGCGTTGATTAGAAGCACTCAATTGTTCAGCAAAGGAAGACATGGAACCAAGCGTCCCAAGGTTATATCCCAATTGAGATTGGATACTAGACGTTGCACCTGATACACCACTGGAACCACCAGTGACCCCAATGCCAGCATTACCAGCACCAGCTATAACTTGTGCTCTACGTATCCTAGCCTCTCTTACTTGGCCTACACGTTCACGCTGATTCAATACAGCTTGCCGTGCCCTCTCAATCCTATTCTGTTCTTGTTGGGCTGCAACTTGTCGTTGAACAGCTTTCTTCTGTTTGTTGGCAGCAGATATACCCATAACGGTGCTACCAATAGAAGCCCCGATTCCAACTAATCCGGCAACGACGGCTATAGGCATTTTACTTCCTCTCTAGTGATTCCATATATATCTTGATCTATCATTACACTATTAAGAAGAAAGCTATGTTTCAATGTCCCTTCATAAGACATAACAGACTTAGCCAATCTAATAGCGAGTCTATTATTAGTAGGGATCATTACCATTAGCTTCTCTAATTTAACCATGTCATTAAAAATAAACTTTAATCCTTCTTCACATATCCCTTTCATCTGTCCCTTTAGAGACTTATCGATGTTAGACATATGCAATTCATACAGATGTTCTGAGTGCGGAATTAGGATAAATTGTCCTAGTATCAGATTACCTTTCTTTAAGAACATCTTAATAGTAGGAATCTTTGCTCCTTCTTCAGCACTCACTGTATATAAGTTAGACACTACTCCCACCAGTTAATGATACAGCCCAACCAAGAATACGCATATCCTTTCCAGACTCAGACTGAATCTTAAGGGATAGGGCTTTACCTGAACCTCTTAATTTATTCTTTGTTACAATGACCCCTTCACCATAATCAAAATCATCAGCAGCACCAGAGGGAATATAGTTTCTCTTTAATCTATATGCTTGGAACTGTGTTCCCCATTTACCACTGTTAGCTGATGTGGCCCAATTCCATTGTGCCTGTACTAAACATGAAGAAGGATTATCACTTTGTAGATTACCATCAGCATCTAATGAGAATCCATCCTCTGTTCTTTCTAAACACATAATAAGGTAAGGGACTTGTTTACGTCTGAGAATGTCCCCAAACAATTCATACCCTGTTATAATATAGCTAGAGAAGTCCACTCCAACTGCATCAACGGATCGCCAATCCATAAAGGTGTCATCAATGTATTGTCCTAGTGTGAAGTAGGTTCCATTCATAGTCAGGAAACTAAACTGACTACTACGATTACTAAATACATTTGACGTTACGTTGACAGCATCCGTACCAACCATTACGGCATCTGTCCCTACATATACAGGATCATCTGCCTCTGCTGATACATATTTAGGTAGTTCTACATAATCACATATATAAGGGGAAGAAGCTGTGTGCTCTCCTATCGTGTTTAGGTAGAATGACTTCAATGTAAAGTCTAAGACTAATTCCCTATTGTAATGATTTATATAATTAGTATAACCATATTCAGAATCATCATTGTATAACCAGCGAATCCTATTCTCTTGCTCATCATAGAATCCTCTAACATTATCCCTAGTGGTACTGGTCAATGAATTGTAGAGGGATTGTATGGTTTGTATGGTTATATTCTCAGCCTGATAGCGACCACTAATAGGGTCTTGGGTAAGGACGAATATACCAGCTTTAGACCAATAGGCTACACCCTGATTGAATTCTACAATGGAGCGTACAGATTCCGTACCAACGGAACTGATCTTAGATACTTGATAAGAGGTTGCATTAAATCCCCCTGTATCTCCAAAGACTTCCCACACCCCATTCTGAGCAAAGACAATAAGAGAAGTCCTAGTAGATAGGAGTTTAACTATCTTTGTAACTTCTGGTATTTGTATTGTGCCACCATCAGTGGCTACAATCTCATTTATCTCAGGGTTAGTGGGGTCAGCTTCTTGATAGCATTTACCTAATACGTCTTTCGCTGTGGCTACTTGAGAAAAGAATATATAGCTAGAATAGTTAGGAGACTTCTCATCACCATTAACAATGACAGATTCAATACCAGAGTAGAATACTCGTCCAGCAAAGGACGCTATGGTTGTTATACGATTCTGTTCAGAGTCAGCCGGTAGGGATGTTATACCTGTTAACGCTTGACGAGAAGAACCACGATCAAATGCATCAATAGTAAAGGCGCCCTTGGGGGCTTCTACTTTATATATAGAGTTCTTCTTAAGGGACTCAGGATCATACTTCTCAAAGTCAGCACTTGATACATCACCTACTTTACCTAAAGTCCAGACGTCACAGTTGCTAGGATATACACCTATAGTAGTTTTAGTACATTCAATAGCCCCAACAGATACTGGGGTACTAGCAGTGACAATCTCTTCTACTTTAATCCAAGTACCAGTAGGGGCAGTGCCTAGTCCTATTAGCCCCATGATAGTTGCTGCAGCAGCGGCTTGTCCCGGCTGCACTAACATCCAAGTGCTAGTTGTCTTTATAGTATCAGTGGAAGTGGTTCCACATTTAGATGTAATAGACGGACTCCACCCTTGATTAACTAGGTTATAGTTATGCTCAGGGGTTAATGTTACAGGGCGAACGTCCACTGCAATAGAGTCCACTACACCCCATATATCTCTAACCTGAATAGGTATAATCTCACTCGATACAGTTTGAGTGGCTTTAGTATAAGAGAGTAGTATTGGATACTCAAGATCGGCAGAAACTATTACTAGTTTGTTATTTACAATAGCAGTCTCTATTTCGCTATTGGCTAATCCAGATATAGTTAGACCTGCCCCTGCATTAAGGAGATGACTAGAAGGGGAAGTAGAAAGGAGATTAATAAACCAGAGTGTATTGTAGACACGAATGACTCCAATACTGACAGATGTATCTCCGTCAGGAGAGGGCCACTTGTGATGAGAAACTCTAGTAGAAGAAAGGATACTAGAATTAAAGCCAGTTGAGGTTAGGGCATAACCCAACTCATAATCAAGACCTAGCCTTCTTGATACTTTTCCATTACGTTCTAGAATTAGATTGTCTAATTCAATTGCAGCGTTTTCCGGGAACGACAAAGAAGAGGCTTCAGTTATAAGCCCCTTCGTAAAGTTATTGTACTGTTTTTCCGACTTAACGCTTGGCATTCTCTTTGGGCTTTGTCCGTTCTAGGTATCTTGCTAAAGCTACTTTTGCTGCTCTCTCATCCATGAAGATTCCTGATAAGTCTTCTGGGAGTTCACCACCGGGAACGAATTGGAACTTATATGCTGTATGTCTTCGATCAGGGATTAATTGAATTGTCTTGCCACCATGTGTCTTAGCTTCTATCATACTTTCCTTCCATAGTTAGGTAAGGTTACTCCCCCTTGTAATCTCCAAGCCTCTTGACTCATACGCCTACGTTGAGTTACAGAATGCTGCTCAGCCTTTGGATTAGGAGCTTGTTTAAGGACAACAAAAGCAACAGATTTTGCTTCATTGAGTAGATAACTAAAAGATTGCACAGGGAGGTCAGGGGTGAAGCTATCTTCCATTGTCCATGTAGGATAGAGCTTCCCATAACCTTGTGTCTTACTTTCTTGTAGTGTATTGTCTACAACCGAATCATAGGAATCAAAGATTACATGTTCATTATCAAATGATGTATAATAAGTGGGGGCTACATCATTTAGAATGTTAAGAGTTACATCCGAGTCATCTGTGACACTAAGAACATTACTTGCATCGCTATGTCTAGTGTCTAACAGCCTCATGAAATCTTCAGGAGTCTTATAAGTTATATTGATAAACTTATCATAGGTGTTACCTGATTCTTTCTTGTTGTACTTAATATAATTGAGCTTTATAACATTGTCTGGAAGCCTCATATGTGTAGGCTTATTAGCATCACCAGAAGGCTCTAATTGAAAGAACTGATTTAGATGAGGCCAGTCCTTCCCGTCAATTATATTGAAGTATGTCGTCTTAACAATCTGGGCTACCTGTAAGGATTCAACAGTATCAGAGATACTATTAACCTCATCAGAATCTAAGTCTGACAAGATATCTTGTACAATCTCTAATAAAGACATTGAAGCCATTATTGAATCCCCAAACCAGATAGACCAAGGAAATAGTTGTAAGTTAGAACATCACCACTAGCCCCATCATTTCTTATGTAGATTTCGAAGTAATCGTTTTGGGTTGCTAGTACATCAGCAAAAGTAACTAGGTTTGCCTTGGTTGCAGTAATAGTTGATATTTGTCCTTCCGATGAAGCAACAATTGCACCATTCTTATAGATGGCAATGCGAATATCCCTATTAGCACCAGAAGCTTGGCTAATAAATAAATTAGCAGTGATTCGAACTGGCTTAGTTGTAGTGCCAGTATATGTAAGCCGACCTGTGGTGGCTTCTGTAACCTCACGGGGGAATCCACTAGCTGTGGTTGTGGGGGCTACTTTAGTATAAGAAGAGGGATAAGATGTAGTAAGTGGAGCGGCTATATTAGAAAAGATAACTGATCCACGTGGATCAATAATATGCCAAGTACCACTTCCAGCACCATTAGCAGCATACACTTGACCTAACGTAGCACTCTCTACCCCTTTAGGCTCATGTATATCTGGATCAGTAATTGCAGAATGTTGTATTGCCATTTATTATTCCAATAAAAAGGGGAGCAGGAGCGCCAGCCCACTCCCCTAGCCACCTAAAAACTAATTACATTCCTTGCTTGATGTACTCTACGATCATGCGGGCTTTACCAGCAGTAAGATCAGCAGTTGTCGGAGTTACAACCAATTCACCCGCAGACGTACCAATTGTCTTACCTACCAATGCACCAGCCGTACCACTAGCACCATCGATAATTGCACCTGCTACCGCAATGGCCGTTTGAGTTGCTTGGGCTGCTGTAATCAAACCATCATCATCAATGGCTGTACCATCCGATTTCTGCAAACCAACCGTAAGATCGGTAAGAGTAGAAGTAGAGGTAAACGCAGTGATGATTTGCAACTTAGCACTAAGAATAGTTGCATTGGCCGGGATTACATATTCCAAACCATTCGTACTAGCATCAGGGAGATTATCATAATCAAATGTCCATACAACCGTTTTGATTACGGAATTAGCAATATCTCCACCGTACTTCTGTTCAATCTCACGGGGGCCATAATGATTAAGAACCCCACGAATTGCTTGATTTTCAAAAGACATAATTATAATTCCTTATTAGTAAGTGAGACTTGTGGTGAAGACAACACCAACCGTATCCGTACGTTGCAAACCCATACCAAAGCGAGAAGTTACTTGGAAGTTATCACGCCGATTCTCATGATCCCTCCAACCTTCTGTCTTAGGCTGACGCCTCCAAGCGTGCATGACAGGCTTCACATTGTCATCAGCAACACACATGAAGATGTTAGCAACGTCACCAATTTCTGCCGTATCATTAGCCAGACCATAGGACGAAGCATTCAATGCCTCAGTAGCCGTCTTGGTGGGCAAGAAGTTAGAAGTCCAGATATCCCAACCAAAGATATTCTTAATGAACTTATGCTCACGCACAAAGCCCTCATTTACGATACCGTCGAACATGGGGTTATTACTTACATTGACCAAGTTCGTCAAGCTATTAATGGTAGCTTCGACAATAGGATCAACAATAGCAATACGGCCACCAGCAGGGACGCCAGCCTTATCAAACGAGAGTTTCATAGCAATGAAGTCACTCAACGTCATGATCCGATTGGATGCACCCGAACCACCAGCTACCCAACGATGAGGGCGACCATTGACCAAATTCACATTAGCCAAAGTTTGACCCGAACCAGACTCCGAAGCAGCAATAGCCAAGAAGCGAGACTCATGATGAGTACCCAATGCACGTGTAGATTCTACACCACGCATACTCATGAGAGTTTCAATCTGAGAACCATCCTCACGAAGGTCGTCAGTTACACTCCAAGCATCACCCACATAGTCAGTGATTGTCAGAGTGATCGTACCGGAATCAATTTGATTGAAGGCCAGAGGGGTTTCTTCTTCAGCCTCTTGAATCGTTACCGTACCAACTGTTTTAATGTTAAGCGTCGAACCTTTTCCAAAGTCCGATACATCGCGCCACATACCTTCCGGGAGGGAATAGGTTTGCAGATTGTCCAGAATGAACTGACTATATTGTTGTGCTTCAATAAAGGCAGTTGTATTGCCAAGGTTTTGAGACATGATATTCCTTTAAGAGTTAAGTATTTTCCAATGATTTTTTAACTTTCTCTCCTGCTTTCCTCCAAGCATCTACTACATCACGTGTACTAGAGCCTTGGACTTTTGCAGAAAGATCAGTATTAGGTTGACCACCTATTGCATTTGGATTAACATCACTTCTAATTTTACCCGGTACATTTGGGGTAGAAGGTTTGTCAATACCAGCGAGTCTAAGAACCGCCGCAGGAGAAGTAGCCGCCAATCTATTTAGTTCTTGTACAGATAATCCTGCATCCTGTGCTACTTTATTATATTGAACTTCAGCTTTATCACCGAATAGTTCTCTAAATGTGAATACAACTTTACCTGTATTAAGACTTGCTGCTTGTTGCTTTTCTTTTTGGCTTATTACTTTTTCTACGAGTTGTACTACAGTGTCTTGGTTTAGCCCATCTGTAGGAGTGGTCTCTCCTTGAGGAATACCAGACTTAAGTTCATCCAGAAGTTCTTGGGTAGTGCGTCTTTTCTCCAAATCAGACCTAAGAGTAGCTAGTTCTTCTTCTAACTTAGAGATATGTTTATATTGATGCGGCACAGCCGCTAACGCCTTCTCTACCGTTGCGTACTTCTTACCCTCTCCTACCAATTCAGCTAGTTCGGGTGGAATAGTTGATGTTGGGGTTTGGGGTACTACAGCCGGTGGCGCTTGGTCAGCTTCACCATTAAAAATTGTTTGCTCAGACATTATTTCCCTTGGTCAGGTATGAAATCTAAAATCTTATCAGCGAGTTTTAAGCTACCCAATAGGAAGGCTTGTCGTTCAGACCATGCAGGGGAATCAAATGACTCATCTGCAATCATCTTCCTATGGATTAAAGCCACTTCCTTACTAATGTAATTCTTAAGTATTAATAGAGCTTCTTCTTTAGATATATTAGAAGCTTCCTTTGACTTCAATGAATTTAACATATATTATATCATAATATCACTTGAAAAGCAACGTCTATTGTGGTATAGGGCCACCACCAAACATATCTTCCTCAACTGGTGTTGCTTCTTCAGTCTCTAAGGTACGAGATACTTGGTTCATTAGACGTTGAGTTTCTGCTTGTTCCATTACTGCTACATTCTCTTTAATGATTTGGAACTTAGAGAATCCCATTGCTTCCTCAATCAGTTTAGCCAGTGACTTAGAAGATGTATGAGGTGCAATGACTTGTCCGATAGGACTGTTATATACTCCCATTAGGTTTTGAATCAACTGTGCCCTAGCAGCATAATGACGTGATCCCATTGGACGCAGCTTTCCTTTGGCAGTGATATCTTCTTTAGTGATACTAATAAAGTCACTCACACCAAGGTCATCATCCATTACACGAATAACATCCCCTGTATTAAGATTCCTACGGGAGACCTCAAGCATTAAGTTTACAACCTTCTCAATAAACTGTATCTCAAACTTATTGGTTTTATGATGAAAGATACGGGCAGCAGCATTATCTAATTGCTGTACTTCAAAGGCTGTCTTCTCTCCCGGAGTCCTAACACCCATAGCTTGTTTAGGAGCACCAGCCATTTCCTCCATGAGAGCCATTAGATTGGCTATCTCATTGTTAACTTGAAAGGCAGCAGGGTTAGGAGGAAGAAGAGATACATCACCATCTTCAGGAATATGAATGGTAACTCCCGGTGCCCATGTGAATGGTTCTACTTCACCCTTCAATCCAATAGGGGGCAGAATAGTTAAGTCAAGGGCGTCAGCCTTAAGGTTCTCTAAGTGGTCTAGACGATATTGCATACCCACTAGATTATCCAATGGCCCCATACCATACAGATTGTCGGGCCTATCCCTCCAACCTACATGGGCCTTGGTATCTTTACCTATCCAACTAGGATTGGCAATGTTTCTAATAACAAAGGCACGATCAACAATAGTAATGATCCTATTCTCATAGAGTTCATCACTATTTGTATCGTAGTAATCCCCTTCAAATTCTATTATCTCTACCAGACCTGATCCATAGTATTCTGAAAGAGAACCAAAGCCATCAGCAGTGAATCCTTCAGCCTTATTAACATCTTCCATTCTGAAAGAGGTCATAGACTTCCGAAGACTAATACTCTTATTAAATACAGCCTCATCAAACTGAAGATCAGGACGACTTCTTATTTCTTTTTTAAGCTCTCCTATACTCTTGAGATAACGTGTAAATTTAGGAGACTCTTCGAAGGAAGGGGCAGCAGGATTAAATACTATATCATATGGGGATTGCCTTACCAGCTTAGGCCCAATGTAGTTAATGGTTTCTTCACCTGTATTAGGATCAACAGTAACATCATAAATCCATTGCACTTCCCCTATAGCATTCCCATAGTCAATGAAGTCATATAAGCATTGGGATACAGTCTCTCTAAAACCAGACAGACGGCATTTATTCTTTATGTATGCTGTGATAGCTAGACGTTTCTTTTTAGATACAGAGTCAGCATCATCACCATCCCAGATAAGCCAGTCTTCATTAGGGAACAGGGCATCCATATAGTTAGCATGGAGATTATCCCTGATCTGAGTTATCTTAGGTAAGGTAGTCTTATTCTTCCACGGAAGACTACTATTGGTGGTTGTGGTAGTATCGGTGGCGAAGATATAATTACGTAACTCTTTCCACTCAGCCTCTTTCTCCAATCGCTGTATTCTCCAACGATCATAAAGATGCACAAGCTGACGTGCTAGGTTATCCGCACCAATAACATTGCGGATTGCAGCTACTTTACCAGACATTATATAATGCCTCCAAATCTAGGATGGGACTTAATATTTGATACCATGCTTTGTGAACTCCATTGTTTCGGTATAACTGAAATGCTTATAGCGTTAGCTAGTGCATCTTTAATATCATCATGTGGTGGTCTACGCATAACTAATTCTTCTTCTAGGGATTGGCAGTTGCCTCCACGATAATGCCATACTTGCTGGTTGTCGTACTTTGGTTCTAGGATGGCAGCTATACGTTCTTCTTTAGCCCCCTCATGACGACTTGGGTTGTATTCATCAATACTGAGAGAAAGGCCATTTGGTTTAATATAACTCTCCTTCAGTTCCCCTACGATAGTGCGCTGTGCCACAGTAATCTCAGCCCTGATCTTTCTAAAGTTCCACTTCTGTTGGGCAGCTACGATATGGTTGTAGTATTCAACAATCCTATCTGTTTTGAAGCGATCTATATCAAGCACATAATAGTTACCTCCACCATCAACTCCAATTGTGACCAATGCAGTATAGTCAGCTTTTTTGCTAAGAGAAAAGGCGAAGTCAATAGCAGCATATATGTTTAGTTTACGTCCTTTAATGTACCATGTACCCTCTTCCTGCTTAAGTAGATTCCTTTCATAGTATTGGAATTTATTGGCATCTATTGGTGCATTATCAGAGCTATTAGGATTGTTATAATATTGAGAGTAATACTGAGTGGTATCAACATATTTAGCTTTGATTCTTGCCAGTATTTTTGCATCAAATCCGAATAGAGCACCGTCTTGACGTTGCATACGAGGCCATAGAAATTCACCATCCGTTTCCACAACTCTTTGGAATACATCATAAACAGGGCTTTCATCTACAATCTCACCTTCATCATTGAATACAGATTCCTTCATTAGAAGGAGAGTATTATATAAATCTCTAGGATCGTATCTAGTTCCGAATACAGCTTCCTGTGCACCGGGATTCTCAATAGAGGCAAGCTGCGAATATAGAGCAGCTACTTTATCCCTACCTTCGTCTGTGTATGCATTTGTAGGAACAACCAAGTCATCTAGAATAACTTTAGATGCATGGAATCCAGTGGTACTTCCGGTAATACCAGTTGCCTTAACTGTGGCATCACGGATACCCTCTTTCTTACGAATAGGGTGATCCACACAGATTTCTTCTACAGCCCACTTCTCCCTCTTGCCTTCTTCAGGATGAATCATATCAGGCCAATAGCGCCTGTAGATTGGGCTATCTATAACCTGTTTGATTTGATATAATTGCTTCTCTGCTAATGGGGACGTGGCAGAAACATATAGAATAGTTTCAGATGGATCACGTGTAATCCACCAAGCTGCTAGATAAGCAGCAATTTTACTCTTCATATGTCCACGCGGAAGAAGGACAAGTTTATTATCCTTGCCTTCTATCCTAGTGAGCCATTGGGCTAGTTCGACATGAATAGACCCCATGAGAAGATATGGGGCTATTAGCCTAATAAAGAATACAAAGTCTTGTTCGGCTTGTATCCTTATTAGGTCTTTAGTATTATTCATCGTCAAGTTCTTTATCTACCCACTCTTTTACTGAGTCGAGTCCTTCACGGTCTTCGTCGCCTTCTTCAACGAGGCCTCTAACTGCAATTCTAAATCCGTCAATCTCTCGCTCAACGATGGGCCAGTCGATTGTGGTTGTCTCGCCACCTCCGGTACATGTTTGAGGGGCTGCGGGCAAGCTGCGGCTACTGGTAATCTGACGGCGCATCCTGTCATTATCAGACTGCAACTTAGCAATAGTAGTGCGCAGAGTTTCATCTACCTTCTCCTTATTATCCTTACTCTCTTTATCTTCTTTCTTCGTATCTTTCTCTTGGGCTTCTCCTACAATTTCTACACCCTTAAGAGATACTTCAGCTAATTCTAATTCAGTAGAGATTATCTTGGTATATACCCCTAGCCCTACCGTCAACAGAATCAAAGCTACACATAGCCAATGGATCGGATCAAAGTTCACCTTCACCCTCCTTAATGGCTGCTAAACAACCATCTCTTTCTTTCTCTCTCCTTCCTCTTAGTTCAGGGTTTTTAAGCCATCCCATCATGGCATTACAGGCTTCTTTATTCTTTCCTTGATTCAGAAGTTTAACTGTCTCTGATCGACAGTATCCAGCTACTCCTATGTTATATCCAAAGTGTACATGCCAGTCATACTCCTTTTGATACATTTCTACATTATCTCCAATACACTTCTTCATTCCTGCTGCATGTTTATTTTCTGCACTTTCAAGAAGACGTACTAGAGCTTTTTGAGGGGTTGTCTTATCTCCCGGTTTTACATTTTCTGTCTCTCCATATCCTATAGTAGGGACTCCTACAGTATCTAAATAGGTTGTGAGGCGAAGCCCTTCGGAAGCGGCCAGCATAACAAGGCCAGCCGCTCCAAATCTAATATACTTAACAGGGATACGTGGCATTAGAAGATTAACTTCATCAAGCCAAAGGCAAGGTGTGCAGCTTGTATAACATCACCAATAACAAGCAAGGACAACCCGAAGCCTACAGCGATTGGCATAGACCATTTAGAAGCAGCCCAACGGACTAGCCACGGATCAATTGCTTTCTCTCCCACATTTAGATATTCTTGAATCTTCTGCAAACCTTGATTAGCAAATAACTTTGCTTCATCAAGACTAGTAGCATTAATAACACGGCTCAATACATCTTTTACATTTCCTACTACACTGGTTACACTCATTTTAAACTCCAATTAAAAAGGTTATCATTACTCCAACTACAGCACCCAACAGACTAAATCCTATATCCTTATTAAATAAGACTAATCGGTTGTGTTGATACCACTCTCTCCCACAAGCAACCCCATAAGGAATTAGTATTGCAATGGGAATGGCCCACGGGTATAGTCTCCCTACCAAACATAGAAAAGCCAAGAATGCACAATAAGTTATGTGCAATGACTGGTCTACTAACTCTTTATTATTAGTATAAAACTCACTCATAGTGTATTGGCTAAGACAAATAAAGCATCTACTTCTTCATGTGATAATGCTAACTCAATTCGAAGGGCCTCTACTAAGGGGTAGTCTCTTCGTACTCTCAGGCTGTATTCCCAATCTATCCTTGCAGCCTCTCCTTCCGCCCCTACTAATCCATTAATATAATCATTGGCATGTTGTAGGTGCCCCGATTGTAGAAGAGCTTTTCTTGCTTGGGCCATTTGAACATCAGTTGGTACAACAACTTTTGTCGTCAATGCTACCTTCGCAGCATCTATTTGTGCCTTAGTTGGCTTAGGCTGATTGTATGACCAATCTTTTATATAAGGGCCAGTACCATCATCCCTAAGAGAGAACTGAGAATCCAGAATACTAGGATAAATATGTTTAATAGCTTCGTATAACATTATGGCTTCCTAATAAGAGCACCAGACATAAATGCAGAGGTTACGCTTACTGTTGTTCCTGTTGCATATACATATAACTCTACATAATCAGTAGAGCCATTAAGATAAATAATAGTCGAGATGACAGGAGCAAAGCAATCGACGTTAGCCGCCGCCGCTGCATTCAATTGTGATCCCCGCTTCTCTGTAACTCCATTTTTATATACAGCCACATAACCTACTAGGAGAGGGAATCCTATTAAATTTACCATCCCGTTTATTTGGTAATAACCAGCAACAGTTGGGGTGAACCTGTTTGTTGAAAAGTTTGAATCAGTATCAAATTCCTCACCTCCAATCGTAACCTTCGTAAGTACAGCAGATGAAAGTGATTGGGATGTAGTAGAATTTGCTCCGAAAGAAGGGCCATAGGATAATCCTAAAGCTGTTCTTGCTCCTTCTGCGGTAGTCGAACCGTGACCCCCACTAGCAATCGCAATAGGAGTTGTAAATGTTTTAACCCCAGAGATACTTTCATCCCCTGTGGTAGAAACAGCCCCAATAACACTCCTAGCATCTGCTGCGCTGGCAGTAGCTAATAGCCCTTGCATAAAGCTGGTACTCTCAACCCAAGAAGCAACTGATCCATTTGTAGTAAGTAGATAATAAGCCTTACCAGTTTGGGTGGGCAGGGATGCAGACGAGGCTACAACTTGCCATTTTCCGGCAGATAGATCAGTTGCAAATGTCCCAGAAGTATGGGCTTCAATACAGATATAAGACGAGTTACTATTCTCAACTGTATCCCCCACAGTATATGCAGTAGCAGTTATCCACGGGCCTTCCCAATTAAAGCCAGAAACAGTAATAGGATTGGCTAGGTTGAGAATCATATTACCATTCATATCCAAATTAGCATTCATATGATTTGGAGATGCCCCATTACGGGATATGGTGTTTTCAAATGCCTCTTCTATTGTAGTGTTATTAGCATTAATAGCACTAGCAGAAGCAAATCCAGAAGTGATATCATTCAGTGTAACTTTTGACATTATCTAGCCTCTCTCTTTTTTCGTAATGCTTCTTTACGTAAGTTCGCCTTAGCAGAGATTACCCTAACATTCTTTTTACTATTAGAGCCTCCTTCTGTTAGAGGCTTAATATGATCGGCTTGTCTAGAATCACCTACCTTTAATCCAGCTTCTTTCCTAGCCTTATTACGTTCAGCCCTATCCTTAGCACGACCGGGCTTATGCTTGTGTTCCCATTCGAGTTCTTTCTTATAATCTCGTTTTCCATTCTTCATGAAAGGCATTACTGTCCTGCTCCTGTAAGTGAAATCCTTGAACTGATTGTGACAATAACAGTGTTCGATTCTATTGGGGCACTCCCACTAAAACTAACTTGTCCTATAGGCAACTGAATATGACTCTTTATTAGTTTACTACTACCTGTAAAGTCTATTCCACCTGTAGGGGTGATAATGTAGGATATGGCTCCTGAGAGGGAGGCTGTGCCGCTCAATATGAAGCCTCCAGAAGCCCCGATTACTTTGCTCTTGATAGGTAGGGCTTCCCCACTAAAATTAATGCCTCCTAGAGGCTGTAGGAGCTTCTCCTTAATCATATTACTACTTCCTGATAATGTTACATTTCCAGAAGGTAATATAATCTTATTCTTTATTGATACAGCAGTTCCACTAAAGTTTATAACTCCTGCGGGTAGGAATACTTTAGTCTTTATAACAGGGGCTAATCCTGATAAAGCTAACTGTCCACTAGGATTTATTGTATAACTACTAATGGCAGTTGAGGTAGACCATAACCTCCTATCAATCCTCTCTAATGCAAGTTGAGTTGGGGGAGAGTAACGAAATGGTTTAGTCCCTGTGGGTGTCCATTTAGAGGCTCCAATGGAGTCCCGTGTATTGTAATCTAAATCAAGATAGTGCATTAATGCATCTGGGCGTATTGTCCTTGGATCAATTCCACGTTGTAATGCATAGAATTGGGCATCAGTAAGTATAGTTCTCCATACAACTAATTGGGCGAAAAGCCCATCCCAACCCCGTATAGCATCAGATGCCCTGTTGCCGAGGCACCACGCTGCTGATGATGTGGGCCAAGCCATTTCAGGCCCATCTCTTGTTACCCCACCACCTGATGTAAGCTTCTCGCCTGATTGGTAGACAGTCGGCGTATTTGAAGAAGAGGTTGTATCAACAGAAAATCCGGTCGGATGCCATCCTCCTGAAGCGGGTCGTGCCCATCTATATCGTGTATCAGCGGCAGAGTTTAAACCTAGTGCATAAGTGGATGCTGTATTAGGATTGTTATTGAAGAAGAGGAAGCTCCCCCTGTCAAAGATACGCCCTAACCCACCACCGCCCTCACCATTCCTATTAATCCAGATGTGAAAACTGAGTTGGGTAGGGAGTGCCTCTGATGGCCCTGTCACTCTATCAGAAGAGCCAGACCCTTTAACTGATCCAAATCCTAATGACATTTATACAGATTGCCTTTGAATTCGATAATAATGGAAGTAATGATTTCCTGCTGTCGAATCGAGTGCCGCTACCGAATCATGGGTAACAAATAAACCCCAATACGGGGGAAGAACCCATCCAAATCGTTGTGCTATACTAGTGGGAGGCATAAATAAATTCCTGCCTGTAGTAGCATCCGTGGTAGCAGACCATAGATAGAGTAGTGAAGATATTGCAACATTCTCTGACGTCATCGTTTTAGCTGCGTCAGTTCCAGTAATACTGTCAGGATAGGTAGGGACTCCACTAGCTACCTTTACAGGAGCATAGACATAAACAGATACAGTCTTAGAGGCTGTAGGAGTGGTGCCAAGCTTTATGACTCCACTCACCATATGGTCTAGGTCTACGTTAGTAGTATTATCAACAGCGGTAGATGCCCTACCCGCCCAAGCAGTAGAAGATGCTAGAGAGGATATATCACATGTAATAGCAACTGAGTCTGTTGCTGGATACTTTATCTTAAAGTCAGCCATTAGACCGCCTGTGCAAAGACATTCACCGCTGAATTTACAGCATTCTGTACTGTAGTATCATCAGCCGTTAATATTTGAGTAAGAGTAAATGTTCGATTCTGAGCTAACACAGGCCAAAGCATCTTCTGTCCTGCTACAGTAGGATCAGCAAATACTGTCTTCGCCCATGCTAGGCGATTTACGTGATTAGTAGTGGTATCAGCTTCTAACATTACAGTTGTAGCTGCGACTACAGTTGCTACCCTAACCTTATTGATTAGGGTTTCATTCTCAGCCGCAGTCAATAACTCAGCATAAGTAGCCATATTAATCCGCCGATAGAGTTGGGGTTATCTTTACGTTGTCTCCATTGTTTGCTATTGTAAAAGGAGCCGAAGCATCTCGCTCAGCATAAAGGAGAATCCCAGAAACAGCTTGTACAACGTAGTAACCGTAAATACTATTACTAGTAGCCCCACCATTATGAGTAAAAGTTTGCTGAGAACCGTACGTAATTGACCCACTAGCTGCTGCTCCCCAAGAAGCCCCGGCCAATGCAATTGCAGCATATCCAGAGAAGGTGGCTTCTGTATATGTAGCTGCTGTATCTGTTTCAGCAGGAGTTGTGTTAGATTGAAATAGTTTAAGTGAAAGGTTCTGGGGAGCAGTCTTGTTAACAATCATCTCCAATATCAGATTCTCACCTACATCCGGAACTAATAGAGCCATTAGAAATACCCCAAGTTAGCTGCAACTTCTTTAGTAATTTTTCTACGGAAGATAGGAATCTCATTAAATTTAGCTTGACGCAGAGAAACTGTAGGGTATATCTTACTAGCAACAGTAAGCCCCTTCTCATCTGTCAAATGTACTTCAGATTCAACTCCAAGTTTAAAGATAATGCCTATTCCGTCTGGGGACATGACCCACATGTTATTACGCCAATTCAGAAGCTCAAGAGGGACATTATCTTTCTTAGGGGCTTCTTTTCCTTTAAACCATCCAAACATATTATTCCTCAATATAAGTAATCATTACACCAGTTGCAGTAGCAACTGAGAGATTAATATTCAATGCCTCTCCTACTTCTGTATTAAACCATCCATACGAATTATATGGAAGGACGAACCCACCGTTTGCTCCTAGTGGCATAGTTGCCCCTATTTGGGTTGCACCACTAAGGAACTTAATGTCATTTGACAGCTTAGAAATAACAGCTAGAGAAAGGACATTAATCTGTTTCCCTGTAACTGCTGGTACTACCTGATTACTACCAAGTGTACTAGTGTCCAGTGAGACATTCTTTACAGGGATATTAGGTATATCCATTACACTACGTTGAGCCATACCTTCCTTTATATTATAATTAGACCTGTGTTTGTATAACAGGCGAGTCTTCCATCACTCAGCATAGAGACTGATTGGAATGATCCATTCAGCAATAGGTTTCTTACTTCTTCTCTATACCCCATAGCCTCGCTTAGGTTAATCCCCATTGTGGTATGGTCGTATTGATAGTAGATCGTTCTGGAGATTCCTTTAGAAGCCTGAATAACCATACTACGTGCAATGAACTTCTTAGAATCATATCCAGTCATTGCCGAGATTTCAGGGCTTAATGGAGCACTTTCTGTGTCCCATGTCTCTTTAGAAGAAACTCCGGCTGTAGTTTTAGCAGCATCTACCCTATCAATTATACCCGGAAGATTTGTGATATGATTGCCTGATATATACATATGCACGGCAACAATATCTACCCAATCCTTCATAGTTCCAGTGGCTCCGTCGCTAGCTGCCATCATACTTGTGAAGTAAGTCTCAGCACTACCACCAGCCGAAGAAGACCATGATACTAATGGAGGAGATAAAACCTTAGCCGTAGGGTCAATAGCCTTAATCGTCTGATTTGCACGACGAACCATTTCTGACAGTTTGGCGTGAGTTCCTGAGAAGAAGAAGGCAGTACCAGTAGTTCCAGTCGGCCCTGTCCCATTACTGTTTAAATTTGGTTCATTCCATACCTCGTAATACTTAATCTTACCAAGATAACGAGTTGCAATCTTAGCACAGTATCTATCCCAATGTGCCATGTCTAAGGGCTCGGCTTGAATCCCAAGATTGTATGGGCCAAATATCCCTTCTTCAGATTGCCTTGCTGATGCCCAAGTTGGAGTACCAAATAGGGTGAATACTATATCTCTTCCTGCGATATGGTGGGCATCTACCCATTCATCTATTGTATCAAAATCCCATACATTATTACTTGTTTCTATATATTGCCAACGGCCTTTACCATCCTTTATGTCATGAGAACGAGCAGTTCCAAATGAAACCCCTATCGGATTACTATCATTGTCTCGTTGATAGACATGCATCCCAAAGAAGTTTGGAAGAACCCTTACTTGTGTAGAAGATAGGACTGTTACAGGTAGATTAGGTATAGCAAGTACGTTAGCGTCTAGTGAGGAGAAGTCCTCATCTACACAGAAGGTAGCTCTTGATCCAACAAAGTGACCCCCATAATGCTTTGTGGGGTATGTGGATGCTCTACCATTAGCAATAACATAATCAGTCATTGCCGGGGTAGTACCAAACAGAATAGCCAATTAAGGTTATTGTTTCACTTGCAACTAGTGCTTCCCATCTAGCCGGGAAATCAATTACTACATCTTGTGATGTATCTTGTGCTTGGTCTGTAAGGCGAGAGGCTGCACCATACGTAGTATGATTATGAATCGCCTGTGCACTTAAGCTATTCTTATTTGCTATCTCAACTAGATACTTTGCCCCTAGAAGAGTAGTCACTGTTGCAGAAGATATCTGATTCCCACCCCAATTAATTGTAAGGCGTTTGTTATTAGCTGATCCTGTATATGACCAGTCTACCACAATACGCAATACACCATTGGTTCCCATTAGCCCACCGGGAACTGTGACAGATGCAAGGGCTACATAATCTGTGTCAACAACAGCCCCTACGCCATTTGTAGATTCCCTTGTGACGGGAGAGTATGATTGTGAAACAAGAAATGGAATCTTTAAGGTAGAGCCAGTGGGCGATACGAGTCCTTGTACTTGTCCTGTTTCAGTCTCTTCAAAGACAGCAACAGAGTCTAGACCCCCATCACCCAATCTATCATTAATTGATTTCGTTGCCATTATTATCCTTTAGCTATACGAAGACCCATACGTTCTATATCAGATTCTAATTCTCTATCTAGACCAGCAGCTATTTTCTTTTCACGTTCTACTTCATCCTTCGATGGTCTTCCACGCTTACTTGTATAACCTGCCTCTGCGAGGTATTTGGAGGCATTAGCTCCTGCGGCGTTTGGCTCTTTGGCTGTTCGCATGAGGAGTCGTATGGCATTAGCCTTATTCTTGATTTCGAGTTCGTTTCTCCATTCAGCAAATATGGAGCGAAGCCCACTATTATTAAGCTTAACCCAATGATCCCATGACCCAAAACACGCAGTGGCGAACTCATATTCAAATCCCGGTATATGATCGTAGGAGAAGTATATCTTCTTCAATGAAGGATAGAGTACTCCATCAACAACAACGTCCTCATCTTTCCAAGACCATAAGGGTTGAAGTTCAGGGGAAGGTCTCTCAATGAATAGACTATAGGTGCGATAACGCCCTAGATGGTCTTTCAATTGATTTGTAGTATTCTCAGGTACATTCAACATAACTTACCTTTCGGCTGGGCCGGGAGTTATCCACCATTCACCAGTTCCGGGAGTCCATTTCCATTTGCCGGGAATCATCATTATATTTTTCTCAGAAGATTTACATCGTATTCGTTCTTTCAGAAGAATACTCTGTTATTTGCAGTCTTCAAACAGAAGACACACTATGCCTCGTTATAAACATAATGTTCTTGTTTGTTTTCTTTCTTTTTATTTATTCTTTAATTTCATAATATTTACTAAACAAGAATATTATACCATATTTTTACTTGTTTTACAATGTAGAATATGATATACCCTATGCTCACAGCTTCTTATGTGAGCTGTCTATCAGCGAACATAGTATATTAGTTCTATACGGTGTCTTCTATCTATAGTGCTATAGCTCGATTATAGATATTTCTATGAGAAAATGTATAGTTGTAATGCACTATAAAATCAATACCCCTATCCCCCTATGACCCCATTGACTATTAATTAATAATATAAATATAAATAATAACTATTATCATTAGCATTGGCTATTAATAATGATTATGATTATCATTAGCATTATTATTAGTTGTATCAATTCCATTACCATTCATTCACCTATAGAAGATATAGCTATACGCTTATGACTATTAAGTCTTAGCATTACGGTGTGGTTTGTACTACGCATGCATGAATACGAGACTAGTTAGTACGGCATTAGTCATAATGCCCTTACAAGTAATTCTTGTAGCCATTACAAGTAATTCTTGTCTTGACAAGGTCGGTCAATAGGAGTATA